TCCAACCCCAACACCAACACCAACACCTACAGAAACACCAACTCCAACACCAACCCCATCTTCATACACAATTGGATTAGTATATGATCCATCCAGTTCATCAACTGCTTGTTCAAATTGGAGTGATCCAGGATTAAGAGCTAATTATACAACTAACTGTTTTATATTTATTGATGGGTGTAACTTATATGAATATGGAACAAGTACAGTAGCAACGAACGGATATTATTCTGATGGATCTAATTCATGGTATGTAAGTAGTGGAGTAGCAGGATCACAAACATCATGTGGTGGAGGATAAATAAAAAATAATTATGGCTAAAACATTTTTAATAACATTAGATCCAACAACTAGTCCTGGTCCTTTTAATATTTACTATAATACTACAAGTAGTGATAGTCTTATTGCTGCCTCACCTAGTAATTCCAACAAATCATCTTTATTATCAGGGGTATATGTAATTGTTTCTGATGATGTTAAAAGTATTTTTTTAGAAAATATAGCTACAGGTTGTGGAAATTTAAAAGAAATAAATGTAGAACCACCAACTCCAACACCAACACCAACTCCAACTCCAACACCAACACCAACAGCAACGCCAACAGCAACTGCAACTAATTGCACTGAATATAGTGTAGTTCCTGATGCTGGAGAATTAGCAGCTTCAGATGATGGATTTATATATTTTTCATTTGATAATTGTTCTGGTACACCTACAACAACATCACTTAATAGTCCTGCTACTTTTTGTGTTCAAAATTTAAGTACATTATTTTTATTTTATTATGTTAGTGGAAATCCAACACAATGTGTAAATAGTACTTATTCAAATACAACAGTACCTTGTTAATAATATTAATATAAAATAAAAAATATGGTAAAATATTTAAAAAATCCAAATTCAGTAGTTAAAGTAGATACTGAGGCTAAAAGTTTAATTTTTTATATTCTTCAAGAAAATATAATTATGATAAGAAAAGATGATAGTGAGTATGGATATAATCATGTAACAGTAATAAGTTATAATAACGGTAGATATTTAGACGCTACTGAAGAAGAATTTTTAGCATTTAAAGATTTATGTCTAAATAAATTTAATTAAAGTTGGATGTTTAGTATAAAGTAACTATATTTATATAAAATGGAAATGCAATTAATACATACCCAAAATTGGCTTAACGGAAATCAAAGACCGTGCGGCTCGTTTAATGTCTATAGCTTAAGTAAGCAAGATACAGCGATTAGAGCAATAGGGCTAAATGATACAGTATTGATATAATTAGATAATTAAAAGATACAATCGAAAGCCCTAACCAAAAATTAGGGCTTTTTTTATTACAAAAAGTTGCATATACAAAAAAAAGATACTATATTTAGTTTAAATAAGGAAGAGTTGATCAAGGTGGTCGGTAGGTCTGCAAAACCTATATTAGTGGGTTCGATACCCATCTCTTCCTCCGGTGAGTTTAAGTATTGTTCTCCGTGAGAAAAAAACGATACAAATGGTGCTTAAGCTAACTAGGTAGAAGCGAAAGACTGAAAATCTTTAGGATGAGGTTCGATACCTCAAAGTACCACAAACATATTAAATTATTATATTAAAAATGAAAACAAAAAAGTATAAACAGTAATACCCTCTAAGTAAATGAGGGTTTTAAAAACGCCTTCGTAGCTTAATTGGTAGAGCAATATGCTTTTAACATATGTGGTGACAGTTCGATTCTATCCGGGGGTACAAAAAATACGGTATAGGCCATGGTGGCCAAATGGTCTCCAAAACCATAGGAGAGGGTTCGATTCCTTCATTCCGTGCAAAAGAAATTGTTCTTTGATTTATGGGGGTGACATGGAATTGACTAGTCGATTAAAGTGTAACACAACAAGCAGTGCGATGAATGGTATAGCACTATAAAATGTACGTTCGAACAATAAATGACAATAAGTCAACTTTCTCTTTCGAAGATGCAATGTCTTTCGTAGGAGCGGATTTCGCAGTAGCTGCTTAATTCATTCAGGTTGTAATGAACCTAGGAACATAATCATTACAAACAGAGCCACGTTCAGAATACTGCTCTAATAAAAGTGAATTCGACACAGTTGCTGGTAACGATGTTAAAATAGGAACCAGATAGTGGAATAGATCGTTTGAAAAATCGGTCGGCCCTTTACTGATCAATATAAGTTAGTAGAATAACGCTGCTGCTAGTATTCTTTAAATTACGTGGGAAGATGCAGCTCTCCCAATGTAGCTAACCATTATAGATCTAAGCTTGTAATAAATTGTGAGATAACTGCCGAAATAGGACCTGGGTTCGAAACCCAGCACCTCCACTATAGTTCCTTAGGTTAAAGGATAGACCACTCGGCTACGAACCGGGAAATACAAGTTCGAGTCTTGTAGGAACTACAGAATGCCGTGGGTTGAGGGTTCGAATCCCTCCCCGGGTACTGTAATAAATTGTAGTGTGATGAAACTGGCAGACATGCCCTCCTGTCTCGAGGGTGAGGAGCAACTGATAAACGTAGGATAGATGGGTTGACCACAAGCTAGCAATGTCCTACAGCTAAAGTCCTCGTGAGTGGTTCGAATCCCTCCGCTACAGCAAAATTGCTGTTCTTTGACATATAGGAGAAAAATAAAAATGGATATAATATCATTTGGTTTAGGGATTAGTAGTGTAGTGGTTATTATTTTAATACTAGTTACCGTACGTACAATCGTTAAGTTAGAAAAATTAAAAGAAAAAGTAAGTTCATTAGAAACAGAGTATGTATTCAGAGTTGGGGATATCCAACGAATGATTGACCAAAATTCTGAATTACATAATCGAATAATTGATGAAGAAATTCACAGAACTGATAAAATAGCCGATGATATATATCGAACTATTGATTCAAGATTAGATAAGTTAGAAGCAAAGCTAACTGATTTATATAAAGGTAAAAAATTAATTAACGGATAAATTTAAAAAATAGTTAAAGAACAGCAATTTTAAATAGTCAGGTGGCGAAATGGGTAGACGCACCGAGTGAGCGGCGGAGGTAATAGTTAATAACTCCTAACAGGTTCGAATCCTGTCCTGAATACCTTGGGCTCAGTCAAGCCTCTTATCGCAAGATAACGTAACTGAAGTGGATAATCTAGAAATAGATGACGCTCCACTATTTAGTCAGGTGGCGGAATGGTAGACGCTAAAGGTAATACAGAGTTGAGGTGATGCACGCCAACCGAGTACGTATTACAATAGAGGGATGTAGTGTATCTCCTTCATACAGGTTCGAATCCTGTCCTGACTACAACAATTTAAAAACAAGAATGTTATGGAATTTAAAATTCTATCTTCTGGACAAAAAATAGGAAATATAGTAGACTATATTAAAGCCTATCTTAAAGAATTTGAAAATACTCACTATATAGAAGTGATTGTAGGATCGGATTCACAAAATAGAAAACGTAAAACTCAATACGCTACGGTTATACTACTTCACAAAACTGATTATGAATCAAGTATTGGAAAAGGTGGACACGTTCTATACAAAATTGAATCATCAGATAGACCATTCACCACAACAGAATCTGAACGTAGAGACCACAGATCAAAACGTTTATTAAATGAAGCCTGGAAGTCAATCGAGGTAGCTGAAATGATACGTTCCAATGGAATTAACGTTGATGTTATTGATTTAGATATGAATCCTGATCCAAAATATAGATCAAATGACGTATTAGCTCAAGCAACAGGCTGGGCAGAAGGAATGGGTTATAGAGTAAGATGTAAACCTGATGCTATGTCAGCATCATATGCAGCAGATACATTAGTAAAATAAAATGGAAAAATTATATTTATCATGGGAGGATATTGAAAACGATATCAACATACTCTGTAATAGAATAAAAGAAAGAAAATTTCAGTTTATAACTGGTTTACCTAGAGGTGGATTAATTCCTGCAGTACTAATATCACATAAATTAGATATAACATATAAATCCCTTAATCTCTCTAAGGCAATTACAGAAGGTAAGTACTTATTAATAGATGATATTGCCGATAGCGGAGAGACGTTAATAGATAAGAGATACGAAGGATATATTAAAGCAACATTACATTATAAAAAACATTCTCTTATTAAGCCGGATTATTATGCAAGAGAAATACCTAATGATATGTGGTTAGTATATCCTTGGGAGAATGAAAAATCAAAAACTATACAAGATTATAAAACAAAATCAAATGATTAAAATTGTCGTATCAAAATTTAAATCTTTAGATCATGCATTAAAGATTTATAAACAAAAAAGAAATGCTAGTCAATTAGATAAGCAATTAAGAGCAAATCAAGAATATCTTAAACCCTCTGTAAAAAGACGTAAAGAAATTAAAAAAGCAGAATATATTCAAAAAACTTATAAAAATAGTTGATAATATGTAATAATATTATTATATTAAATAAAACAAAAACAAAATAACAATTTATGAAAAAAGTATCATTTTTATTACTAGCTATTGCAGCTATCACAATGTCTTGTACAACAAGTCAATCAACAAACACTACTCAAGATTCAACATCCGTTGACAGCACTGCAGTAGATTCAATCTCTAAATCTACAGATTCACTACATGCAGAATCAGCTAAAATTGAACTACCAATACATCCAGTATACGTTCAATAATTTTTTTTAATTAATTTATTAATCAAAGTGAAGAGAAATCTTCACTTTTTTTATTTTAGTTGGAATATTAAAATATTATTCTTAAATTAAGGATATGATAAAACATAAATTATGGACAGAAAAATACCGTCCCGATGTATTAGATAATTATTTAGGTAATGAGTCATTTCTATTATCTTTAAAAGAATGGATTGATACCAATGAGTTTCCTAATCTATTACTACACGGAGGACCAGGTACAGGAAAAACCACAGCAGCTAAGTTAATAGTTAAAAATATTAAATGTGATTACATTTACATTAACTGTTCTGATGAAAACGGGATTGATACTATTAGAGATAAAGTAAAGGGTTTTGCTTCAGCAGCATCATTTCAACCAGTAAAAGTTATTATAATGGATGAAAGTGATTACCTGACAATAAATAGCCAAGCTGCACTTCGTAATATAATTGAAACGTTTTCTATTACTACTAGATTTATATTTACATGTAATTATGTAGAGAGAATTATTGAACCGTTACAATCAAGATTAGCTTCATATGAATTACACCCGCCTACATTAAAGGAAGTAGGAATGCATATGCTAAATATTCTTAATACTGAGGGTATTAAATATGAAAAAACTGATTTAGTTAATATTATCAAGAAGTTTTATCCTGATATTAGAAAGATATTAAATATATCTCAGTCATGTGTTCGAAATGGTGAGTTAGTATTAGATAATAAATTAATAAATCAAAGCAATATAGGAAATATTATATTAGATGAATTAAAGAACAGCTCTAAAGATTCATTTAATAAAATAAGACAGATATTAGCTGATAACAACGTAAGAGACTTCACAGAATATTATAAAACATTATTTGATAATCTATCATCAGCTGTAGATATTATTAATATAGGTGAAAGTCAGTATCAATCTGTAAGTCATCCAGATAAAGAAATATGTTTTATGACATGCATTGCTAAACTATTAAATAAATAATATGAATCAACCAAAACTAAACATCACATTAGATAAAACAACTCCAGTTATATGTGAAGAATGTCAGAATGAAGTATTTCATGAAGGAGTAATGCTAAGAAAAGCATCTAAATTCTTAACAGGAACTGCACAAGATGCATTAATACCTATCCCGGTATTTTCTTGTGATAAATGCGGTAATGTTAATAAAGAATTTTTACCATCATTATCATAATGACTGTAAATATATTTACTATATTAAATTATATAACATGGGATAAAAAACCGTGGGATAAATTAACTAACGAAGAGAAAAGCTGTATTCAGCCCTTTATGATTAATCGTTACATATCCATGAATAAAAATTATATTGAAGTAGTAAACGCTGCTCAGAAATATAATTTAAGTCCCAAATCTTTATATGAATTCTATTTAGAAATAATACCTAAAAGAAAAACATTTTTAAAATATACTAAAGGTATTAAAAAATCAGATAGTAATGTAATAGAATTACTAAGCAATCACTTAGAGTGCTCTCAGAGAGAAGTTAAAGATTTTATAGAATTAATTGATAAAAAAGATATAGAAGAATTATCTAATCAAATATATGGTAATGTTAGTAAAAAGAAACAAAAAAAATTAAAATTATGAAAATAAAATATGAAGATTCAGTACTTGAAAAGATTGTGGATTTTTACTGGTACGATTGTAAATTGTGGAAAGTGAAAGATGCTATAAAGATAGGCATACCTAACTTCTTTAAAAACATTTGGCGCTTTCGTAGAGAATTATATAGTCACCAATGGTGGGACTATCATTTTACTTTAGAAATGCTTCATCGCTCATTAGTTATTATGGCTGATAAATTAGAAGTGGATGGCATTGAGGTAGATTCATCTCGATTAAAGAAAGTAGCTAAAATTCGTAGAGCAATTCAAATACTTAAATCCCAAATAGATGGAGATTATATTGGTAGAGTAGAAGAAGAATTAGGAAAATTACATAATAGACCGCTAGTATGGGAAAAAATAGAAAATAGTGAGATGCACAGACTAGTGGATGATTATACTCCTGAAGAAAAGAAACATTTTAATAAAGTGTGTGAGAAAGCAAGAATTATAGAAGAAATTGAATGGAAGGAACTTTGGCAAATATTTGAAGGTCAAGATAATAAAGAATATTCTAAATTGTTAAAATCAAAAACTAAAGAAGAACAAAAAGAGAAAGACATATGGACTGAATGGTTTGATGGATCAGGAATGAGAAGTTGGTGGGACTAACAATTAAAAATTAAAAACATGCTAATATCAATAATAGTAATATCAATAATATTACTAATAGTAATAACATACTTAATATCAGTTATAATTAACATTAATAAAATAGTCACACAAATAATACAGCATAATAATTATATAATTAAATATAATCAATTTCAAACAGATCAATATAATATTAATAAAGAAATAATATCTAAAATTAAGGAATTAGAAAATAATGATAATATTATTAGTTATATAGATTATTTAAAATTTATCGGAAAAACAGGTCAAGCATAATATTATAAATAAACCTTTGGAATTATAAATCTTTTTTCATATATTTAGGTATGAAAATTAAAAGAGATAAAGAAATATATATTCATCCTAACCAATATGCTGCATTCGACCAAAATATGATGGTATTTTCAGGATATAAAGATGGTTATCCATTATGGTCTCATGATGCAAATGAGTTTAAGTATATAAACGGTACATCACATCCTAAAGCACTTAGAGATTGGTTTCCAGAAAAACAAATTGAATTAATTAAAATATAGATTATGGCAGCAAAAAGCAAAAACAAGTATGACGTCTTTAATTGGATTAAAGATGAAGTTATTCCATCATGTACTAATTTTAAGCAATATCAAACAGCAAGTAACTTGATATGGCAGTTTGAAAAACAATATGGTGATTTTGATTTAACAAGAGAATTAATGAATGTAGATTATGAAACCTTATAAATACATAAATAGATACAATGATATCTTTACATTTACCCCATTAGATGAAAATACTATTCTTATGGAAGGAGATTTTAGATGGGGGAGAGTAGGATGGCCAAATAATTATTCAGTGGCATATGAAAAATATTTGGAAATGCGTGGAGGTGATTTATCATTTGAGGAATTCAAAGCAACAGTTCATGAATACGATAATGATAAAGGTGAATTTAAATTTCCAGAATACATCCCATTAATTACTTCTGACACTACTAAAATTCAGATGGTAGATCCATCAGGTGGACCTTATGTTAGTGTTGGAATGCCAAGCAATTTATTCCATCCAGAAATTAAAGATAAAGTAATTGAGAATATTATTAATGATGAAAAAGGATATAAATTAATTTTAAAATAGAAATTAAATAATGAAAAGATTACACGTAAAATTTATCAAATGGGTATCCAATAAATTTGGATATAAAATTGTAATGCTTAAAGCATCCAATGGAACAACTACAATTGAAGGTGATAAAGAATTACTTCGTTATGTAGATATAACAGGTTACTTCTTTAAGAAAGAACCATTATCTCGAATAAAACCAAGCCAACCTCCTACAACTGCTAAGGAAATGTTTTTAAGCGAACCATATCCTGATGTTACAAATATATTTCCAATCAAAAAATTGACACGAGAACAACTTAACGAGTTAGGATTATAAAAAATACTTTAATAAATTAATTTTAAAATAGAAAACATGGCATTATTTAAATTTATTAAACGTGTTAAACCAATATTCGTTGTTGGTTTCCCATCATCATTGAAAGAAGAAGCCATTGGAAAACAATTTTATGCTTTAGAAAAGCAACTAAAAGGATATTACGTTATAGCTTATAAAGATAGTACTTTAAAAGCTGTTAAATTTGAATGCTTTAACTGTGAACTTAACGAGATTGAATATCAAGAATTAAAAGATAAATTATTTAAAACAATAAAAAATGGAAGCAATATTAAAATTTAATTTACCAGAAGACAATATAGAATATGAATTAATAAATAATGCAGGAAAAATGCATTCAGTTTTATGGGAATTAGATCAGTGGTTACGAGGACAGACAAAACATGCACCTGATAGTATGAGTGAATATACATATAATGCTTATCAAAAATGTAGAGAACAGTTACGTGAATTAATGTATGAACATAATCTAAGTCTTAATTAGTATGAACAATTTAGATAAACAATACACAGACCTACTTGGTGATGCTTATAAAAATTATGCATCTAAAACATCAATGGATGTAGATGGACAATATACTAAAGAAGAATTCATCAACGAAATCAAAACAGATGATGAGTTTGCTAAGAAGTGGGGTGTTAGAAGATCATGGATATGAATGTAAGTTATATGTTGTAAAGTAATCACATCCATCAATTAAAGCACCTTTAAGTAATTAGTATTTATATAAGAAATTATTGATTATGAAAATAAAAGCATTATTTATATCTGATATTCATTTAGGAAGTAGAGGATCTAATGCAGAACAATTATTGCAAACATTAAAACAATACGAACCTGAAGTTTTATTTATAGTTGGAGATTTTATTGATGGTTGGTTACTTAAAAAAAGACATTATTGGAATCAAAATTTTACTAATATAATTAGGAAAATACTTTCATATTCAAAAAAAGGTACTAAAATTGTATATATAACAGGAAATCATGATGAATTTTTAAGACATTATACACCAAATGATTTTGGAGAAAATATATTAATATGTGATGAGTTTATTTGGAATGAATATTATATAACTCATGGTGATAAATATGATGGTATTATGAATATGAAATGGTTAGCACATCTTGGATCTACTGGGTATGAGTTAGCAATAAACATAGATCGTTTTATTAAAAAATTTGGATATAAAAAATCAATAAGTAAATGGGCTAAAGATAATGTAAAGAATGCTGTTAAATTTATAACATCTTTTGAAGATCAATTAGTATATCAAGCTAAAAAAAGAAAATGTATAGGGGTTATATGTGGTCATATCCACAAACCTGAAGATAAAATAATAGATAATATACATTATTTGAATTGTGGCGATTGGATTGAAAATAATAGCTATATAATTTATAATGAGAATAAATTTAAGATCCTCACTTATTCAGAATTAAAATAATATATTACATCAATATTTATTGATATGAATACAAATGAAATAATAAAATTTTATAAAGCATATAAAACTCAAATCATTAATGAAGTTCAGGAATATTTAGATCAACCTCTAAAGAATATGGAAAAAACATCAGATACACATTATAAAGTATCTGAAGATAATATATCGGCTTCTATACGTTTTAGAAGAAACTTTCATGATATGCCAAATCAATACTTTGATATTGACGATGTAAGAGATACATATTCATTATCCTGGGGATGGGGTTGGGAGATGGAGGATTTAAATCAACGCACTCCTAAAAACTTCTTAAGAGTATTAGCATCATGTTATAAAGTATTAGACGATTTTATAAAAAATAAAGATCCAGAAGTAATATCTTTTTCAGGAATGTCTAAAGGTCATAATTCTTTATATTTTGGAGATACATTTCAAAAAAGATTAAAAACTTTATTTAGAGACAAATATGATATTATACTTGATAAAGATAAATCAGTAATATATATTATAAATAAAGAAGTATCTAATGTTAAAAGTGAATCTATAAATAAAAGATCACAAACAACATCACTACAAGAAGCAACTACATATTGGAAATACAATCATGTGCATCCTGATACCCCCTTAAATGTTAAAATAAAAGCTAAAATAAAAAAAAGAGTATTAGAAAAAATATACTTTTAAACTTAAATTGTCAAAATAAAGTTTATGAGAAAACAAAAAGCTCAAATACAAAAAATAGTAAAAGAATATAAAGATGCTACTACTAAAGAGATATGGGAAGGTATAAGAGATAACTTTATATTTGGATTCCTAGGAGCAATGATGGTTGTATTTATTGCAACTAGAGCAGATATAGCTGTATTAATAGGATATATAACTTATTATGCTTATATGGGTAGAATAGTAAATCGTCCTAAATATGTTACTGATCTAGGTAAGTTAATAGTATTCCCTGTTCCATCAGCAATAGGAGCTTTTGCTGGATATAAATTAAGTTATTTAATACATCAATATTTATTATCATGATACGATTAATAGATTTATTAAAGGAAAATCAATCCACACCTCCTGATATATTATATCATTTTACAACACCTGAAAACTTTGTAAAGATATTTAATTCAGATAAAATTAAGGCAGATCCTAAATTTAATCAAATATCATTCACTGAAGATCCAGATTTATGGGCATTCCAAGAACATCCTGATTCAAATCAAGAAATAGGAATTAGATTAAAATTTGAAACAGACTCATTACCTCCGGTGAAATCATTTAAATATAGCGGAGCACCTGGAGAAGAATATACTTATGAACAAGAATGGACAACCAATTCTGGAGATATAGAGGATATAGAAGGTATAATAACGGGGTCTGGTACTCTAGAATTAACAGCATTAAAGTATTGGAAAGATTATTTGAAAGATAATTTATCTTCAAATATATTCAGGGTGATAGAATTTATTTAAAATATTAATTATGTTCTTTAAAAAATTATTATTAGCATTAATATTATTTACCGGCATTACAGTTAATGCTCAAACAGTAGTATTAAAACACAAAACATACACATCAACATACGATACAACAAAAAACTATCCAGTATTAGTTGAGTATTGGTTGACTAAAGCAATGTTGGTGTGTCCTACTAGAATACCTAGAGGAACAAAATTCATGCCTGACCCTTTATTAAAGAAAGAAACAGATCTACAATCAAGTTACGATAAGTCTGGTTACGATAGAGGACATAATATGAATGCTGAAGATAATAGATGCGATCAAATAGGAATGAACGAATCATTTTACTTTAGTAACATGACTCCACAAGATTCAAGATTAAATAGAGGTGTTTGGAAGTCACTTGAAACTAAAGTAAGAGAGACGGCAGCATTAGATGACAGCGTTAAAGTATGGATGGGTTCAGTTGGTGAAATTAAAAAAATAGGTAAATTATCAATTCCTACACATTGTTGGAAAGTTATTTATAATAATAAAACTAAACAATATTATGCCTGGATATTTCCAAATGTATCTCCAAAAATCATGGAAGTATATAATTATAAATCAACAGTTGAGGATGTTGAAAAAATTTCTTATCTTAAATTTATAATTAAATAAAATATATTTAAAAATCGTTATGAAAGAAGAGACCGCAATTGAGTTCTGTGAAAGAACATATCCTGAAACATGTAAAGAGTTTAAACTTATCCTAGATGAGATGTATGAAACATTCTGTAAGAAGCAAAGGAACTACGGTCCTGGTAATATTTCAGTAGGAACATCATTAGAAACAAAAGATGATATTAAATTATCATTAACCGGTCTTTGGTTTAGGAAAAATGACAAGATAAATCGATTAAAACAATTAGTAGCATTAGGCCAGCCAGATGAAGTAGGGGAGAATATATCAGATACTTATGAAGACTTATCTATATATGGAATTATATCTCAGCTAGTCCAGAGAGGTAAATGGGGTAAGTAATATATTTATTAAAAAGGAAATAAAATGAATTATAATAATATTAAAAAAGTAATATTATATTTAGTACCATTATTTATTACAGGTGCAGTATGTTATTATTTATTTGTAAAAACAACCCCTAACTACATTGAACAGTATCAACAAACAATTGACTCTGCACAAAATAATATTGATTCACTTAAAGGAGAAATATTAAAATCAGATATTGTTATAGATTCTTTACATAAAGAAATAGTTGTTCTAGATAGTACAAATACAGTATTAAAGGATAAAATAATTTATATTAAACAACAGTTAAATGAAAAAATTGATGGTGTTGATCTTCTTACTAACGATGAGCTTGGTAAGTTTTTCACAGACAGATACAAACAATAAAGATAGTGTTGTTGTACTTCCTAGTAATATTGCTAGATTAGTAATTAAAGATTTACTAAGATATGATGCTACTAAGATAGAATTAAAAGTAACACAAGAGTTATTATTGAATACTGAAAATAAAGTTGCTAATCAATCTTTAATTATTAAACAATATGAAATTAAAGATGGTCAATGGAAGCAAATGGTTACTAACTATGATGCTCAAGTATTAGCATATAAAAATATGACTAATGATTTACAAAATGATTTAAGAAAATCTAAACTTAAAACATTCTACAATAAATTTGGATTAAGTGTTATTATTGGAGGACTAACATATTTGTATATAACGAAATAAAAACATTCTCTTCTCCCGAGGATACAGTGCCCCCTCCCATGATACAATCATGGGATCAACGCTCCAACTAATAATTGGGGCGTTTACTTTTTTAAATTAGTTTCGGGGATATTTATATTAGGAAAAGAAATTAGTGCGGTTTTATAATAGTTTTGCTGTTTTGCAATTTAACAATAAAATTAATATGAAACAAATATTACTAATATTAATAATAACATGTATACCATATCTAGGGTATAAACAATCCACTCCAAGTATATTTATATTTCCAGTTAAAAATAGTATTAAGATGGGTTCTCTATCTGGTAATGTTAATTTAACATTAGGTGTTAAAAATATTCTAGAAGAAGCATTACTAGATAAAGAATTTAACATATCAGGCAATATTGAAAACTCAGATTATACATTACAAGCTGAATTAGTATATTTCGATATATTAAAAACAAATTCTAATATTAGTGTATTTCATAAAAATAATAGCGAAACATTAATTAGAATGAAGGGTACTCTATATAAAGGAGATAAAAAAGTAAAAGAAATTGTTGTTGAAGAATCTTCATCTGAAATTTCATCTTCAACATTAGCTATTAGTTATGATGGTTCATTCAATCAACAAACAGCAAGAAATGCTGTAAAGAAAACATGTATTAAATTAATAGAAGGAATAATTAAATGAAATTAAAATTATTAATATTAGCATTATTTATATCAATCCAATCATTTGGACAATCACCAATTAAATTTAAATTAAGACAATCTTCTATTACTAGTAATATTAATGGTGGAACTATAAATCGTGGAGATGAATTTGAATTATGGGTAGATGCTAATGGAAATGGGAATACTACTACTCGTCAATTATTATTTGACCTACAATATGATTATTTAAATTTTGATTTAATATCAATAAACCATACAGGAACTGGAGGAAATGGAGGAGTATTACCTGGAGGTTCTAATATTCAATTGTCTCACCAAACATACCCAGGATATACATTTACCAACAATCAGCAAAATACAACCTCAAATGGTACTACAAATTACCAATATGCTAATTATCAATATACACAAAACAGTAATCAATCCATTATTAGAGCTACATTAACGTGGGCTACTACAAATGGAATGCCTTATGGGGGATATGATAGATTATTAATATTAAAATTTAGATTAAAACAATCTTCAACCTCAACATCATTTAATCCTATTAAATTGAATTTTATAGCTGGTTGGAATGCTAATGGAACATCAGATGTAACATTTCAAGAAAATCCATTATCATCTACAGTTTTAATGAATCAAAATGCAAATAAATTAGTAACTGCTAAAGTAGATATTAATTCAAATCTATTAGCATTATCAAATATTAAAGTATCATTTAGAGACACATTATCTAATATAGGCCAATTATTTAATGTATTATCAGATGGTAATGTAGATATAAATCAATCACTATTATCTGAAAATAAAGTATATCAAGTAAGTGTGATGCATGAGATGGATAAAATGTATCAAACATATAACGGTGCAATCACTATTTCAGATTTTACAACAGCACAAAGTGAATTTACAAATACTGGATTAGATGGGTCTAGTGGTCAAATTTTAAAAACAGGACAATCATTATATGCTGCAGATATAAATAAAAATAAATCAATTGATGGTGGAGATTTACCTCAACTATTAGCTCAAGCTGTTGGCTTAGATACATTATTTACTTTACCCAATGGGTATAATGTTGGAACAGGTGGGTGGATGAGCTTACCAACTTGGAGATCAACAAATATAACATCAATATCAGGTCAAGTAGAGTGGGCTTATGTTACACCTAATATGTTTGGAAATGGGATTAGTAGATTAATGCTTGATGTGAAAGAATTTAATGGAACAAACATAGATCATAATCAAATAAAAAGTATTCAAATATTTGATATATACTCTGGACCTGTTGAATTTATAAGTTCAGATGGGACATGGGTACAATATAAAATACCTTCATCATTAAGTAAAGTAAATAATGGAACATCCTTATATCAACCATTTATTCGAAATGTAAATAATCAAAATGCAGATTATTCACTAAAATCAGAATGGGAATTTAATATTTCACCTAATAATACTTGGGGATCTATTACTCCAACAAACTGGAATACAATTACATCCCCTAAAACATTTATCAAAACAGGATTAATAGGAACAAATATAGTGGTGGAATTAAAATATTTACTTTGGGGTGATGTAAATCGTTCACATTCCTCACAAGTAGTAGGTATAAACAATACTGGTGGTAATTATGTTCAAACTAATGCTATAAATAGTTTAAAAAGTAATAGTGCTTTTAAATTAATGTCATCTGATCCTGCATTATTTATCAATACACCATATGATGTTAATTCAATAAATGTAACATTATCAAATTTAACTGTAGTATCTAATAATATTGAAATACCAATAAAGATAGACACTAAAGGTGCTAATTTAAGTGGATTACAATTTGAATTTGAATTTGATCCTAATAAAATCAAATTTGAAGAAATATCATCTAATGTTCCTAACACATGGTATGTATTCGCAAAGACAAAATCAGGTAAAGTTAAATTTGGAGCATTAGATCAAGGTAAAAATTCAATAAATGGAGATAATATTCCATTTAAGCTTAAATTCTCAACTATAGGAAATGGAGTAGATATATTAACATCAATAAAAGTTTCACCTACAATGGATGTTAGTGATTCTAAAGGAAATCAACTAGGAATAGTTTTAAATACATCTCAAATTAAATTAACAGGATATAAAAACTTTTAAAAATGAGTAAAAAATTAATAACAATAATAATAATATTAGGATTTGTAATAGGATGTACAAAGTATGAAGAAAAATACTATGAAACTCCTCAAATAAATTTAGGTAAAAAATCTGAATTAACTGCTATTAAATACGTAAAACAAGATAGTAATATTGTAACGGCTGTATTTACAACTACACCTGGAGCAAAATACTCTACCCAAATAATACCATTTGATAGCGAAATTCCAGTAATAAAAGAAGGATTTACAGCAAATAATACACAAGCATCTAGAATATTCGATCTATCTAATCTACCTAAAAAAGATTATGATTTAGTATTTATAGATATAAATGGTAATGAAGTTAAATATCCAATTATAATTAAATAAATAATAATATGTCAGAAGAACAAGAACAAGAAGGAACATGGTCTAATGTAAAAAAAACTGTGTTAGGTACCTTAGCTACAATCATCACAGCAGGTGGTGCATGGTTAGGATCAACATTATTTGGTGGTGGAAATGAAGAAACAACACCTGCTACACCAGCAGCACCAGTAATTAATATTACAAACTCAAACCAACAACAACAATCTAATAATGGTGGTTCAACAACTATCATTAAAGAAAGAGTTATTGAAAAACAAGCTCCTGCTCCTAAAAAAGAAGTAGTTAAGAAAAAAGAAGGTGATGAATTTAAAGAAGAAACACCTAAATGGTAAGGAATAATTAAACATTTAAAAATTAAAAGATATGGCATTTAAAGACATTTTCAAAGACAGTAATGATTATAACGAAAAATCAATCGTTGGTTTTGCATCATTTGCAGTAATGGTAATATTCGCAGCATCGGATATTATTACAGGATTCTTAGGTAACCCATTAATAATTGAACCTATCATCTTTAATTCATTCGTTTATATCACATTAGGTGCATTTGGTATTGCTGAAGTAGGTAAAATATTTGGAAGTAAGAAAAAAGAAGAAGAAGAAATAAATTAAAAAATATGTTATTAAATTTAGATAAATTAAAAGGACACATACCTGATGCAGTAATTGCCCAAATCCCGGACACAGCAACAAAGTTTGAATTAAATACTCCATTACGATTAGCTCACTTCCTAGCTCAAGCAGGTCATGAATCAGGAGGATTTAAAGCAGTAAACGAAAATTTAAATTATGGTGCTAAGGGATTATTAGGAATATTTAAAAAATATTTCCCTACAGAACAAAAAGCACTACTATATGAACGCAAACCTGAAAAAATAGCTAATCTAGTATATGGTGGTAGAATGGGAAATGGACCTGAAGTATCTGGTGAAGGATATAAATTCCGTGGACGTGGATATATTCAATTAACTGGAAAAGATAATTATACGGCATTTGATGCTGTAGTAGCAGAAAATATTATCGAAACTCCAGATCTAGTTGCAACTAAATATCCACTAATGTCTGCTGCATGGTTTTTCCATAAGAATGGACTACATAAAATAGCCGATGAAGGTGCTACTGATGAAGTAGTAACTAAAGTAACAAAGCGAGTAAATGGTGGAACAATAGGACTTCCAGATAGAATTAAACATTTTAAAGAATATTATAACTTATTAAAATAATGGCAAAATATACTAAAGATCAAATAGAAAAAGCAATTAAAGCTAAAGGATATGCTTGGTTTGAAGGAACTCTTAATTACGATTTAAATATCGTGGGAGTACGTAACTCAGCAACAGGAAATATAGTAACAAATGCATTTGATGACGTTATAACAGTTTCATTTAAGGAAAATGGAGCATGGATTTATAAAGAATGGGCTAACACAACAGACCCAGGCACTAAAGGCGTTAAAGAATTTCATAATGCTGCTGGTGTAGCTAGATTAGTAGAAGGTCAATATAGAGGATCCCACACAATTGGATTACATCAAGGAAAATATGAAGCATTAAAACAACAAAAACCAGTTAAAGTATATCGTGATGCTAATAAAGATATGACTTATGATGAATCTAAAATTCAAGAAGGAATATTCGGTATTAATATTCATAAGGCAGGTGTTGATTCAACATATGTAGAAAATTGGTCTGAAGGATGTCAAGTATTTAAACGTGCTGCTGATTTTGAAGAATTTATGACAATATGCAGAAAATCAGCAAAAATACACGGTACTTCATTTACATATACATTAATCGAATCTAAAGATATAATATAATGGAAAAATTAAAACAATTTTACTTAAAAAATGAACAAACACTATTATTTAGTAGTGTAATTATTTATCTATTTAGTTTATTATTAATACTTAATAATTCAGAATGGAAAGAAATACTATGGATAATACAATTCATAGGATTAGGATTATTATTAGTTTCTAAAGGTAAACAAAAAGGATGGAAATGGTCGTAAATACTACAATTATAAAAAAGTTCATATTATTAGTTATTATTTGTTTAGTTGGGAATTTATCTATGGCTCAAACCATAGGTAAAACCCAAACTGAACAATTTAAGGCATCTTTTGAGACTGCTATTAATATTGAAAAATATAAGGATTATAATGGTCCTCAAATTCCAATTCAAATTCTTAAAGCAGGTATATCTGATGAAATATATGAGATGTATCCTGAATTAAAGGAAAAACGTGTAGGATTAGGTGTTGCAAATATTTCTATGGAATATTTAGAAAACTTAAATCGTTTTAAATTTACCGAAGATAAAACAGAAATTAAAAATCGTATGGTTAAACAATTCCAAGCATCTCAAGCTGGAATTTCTGAAAATAAATTAGATGGACGTGGTAAAATTAATTTAGCTGAATACTTTGTAACTATTGAATGCTATGATTATTCAGTATCTGAAGATGAGACTATCAATTTAAAAGATGGAGTAAAGAATCTAATGATTACTCGATTAGGTTTACAGGTTAGATTTACTAATGCTGAAACTGGTGTAGTATTTGGAGCATCAGGCCTAGGTGAAGCAAAAACTACTAGAGAATTAACACTACTTTCAGATGCAACTGTTGATGAAATGAAATTCAATCAATCAACTATCTCAATAGCAACTAAAAAGGCATTGGATATAGCTTGTGCTCGCATATTAGATAGAATGATTAAAAAAGGTATATTTCCAAATTAAAATATAAATAATATTTAATAACAGAAGGTTATGATTCAAAATTATTGTTTGAATTATTATAATGAAAAAATGGATTGTATTAGTATTAATTATATTAGGTTATATTTTAAATGCTCAATCTCAAATATTAGTTCAAACTTATGTTGATCCATGTGATGGAAAAACGTATGTAGTATCATTTCCATTACCTACATCCGTAATTAGTGTATCTGTTAGGAATAAAATTAAAACATTTACATACGCTGAGGCACAATCTGGAGCAATAGCAATTTGGGTAAATAGTATATTATCAACACCGTGCCCTGTACCAGTTGCTGCTGCTGTAACTCAAACTCAAGTAGCAACATCTGTAGCTAGATCAGCAGCAACAGTTGCTGCTACAGCAGCTGCAACACCACCTCCTGTAGTAGTACCAGTAGCAGCACCTGCTCCTGCTCCAGCTGCTGCTCCTGCTGCTCCTGCATCAAGTAGTAGTTCAAATTCATCTTCTTCAAGTAGCAGCTCTGAATCATCTTCAAGTAGTAGTAGTTCTTCCGAATCAAAATCTGAATCAAGTAGTTCTGAAGAATCATCTTCCGAAGAATCATCTTCTGAAGAATCTAAATCTGAAGAAGAAAAAGAAGAGAAAAAAGATGGAAAAAGCAAAGGAAATAAACAGCAAAGAGTAAATCCATTACTTATAGCATCTGACTTAACAACAGCTCAAAATCCGGACAATACATTTTCAGCTATAATGAATGTTGGGGTATCTAAAAATTCAATGGCTGGAGATAAATCATATGGAGTAACAGGAATGGTATGGTCTAATTTAAATCAATTTGCTGTATCAAGTAGATATACTAAAATTACATTTAATGATCAACAAGCAACAACCGTAGCAAATACAAGTTTAACTACAGCATACGCTATAGGAAACGTATTTGTGTTTTTAGGATATAGTGAAGTATTAGCAAAACCTAAACTTGGAGTACTAGGGTATAATCTTAACTTAGGAGCAATGTTCCTAACTGGTGGTATTCAAAGTTATCTATATTCAATGACAATGTTCTATATGAAACCATTAGTATTAACTAAAAAAATATCTATTACACCTTCTATGTTTGCTAGCGGGGCTCCTTTATTATATTCCCAACGTCAAGCATCAGTAGATGCTAATTTAAACATGATGGCTGGTTCAACATTTGATTATGCTATTACTAAAAAATTTAAATTTGGTTTTGATTATAAAATTAGTTTCGGAACAGTATCTAATGCACCCATATTAAATATGATTATGATTGGATCTAAAATCCAACTTTAAATATTATATAATATATTATAATAATTTTGTAAATACAGTTTGATATCTAAATTTTTATTTATATATTAAAAGTATGATGGAAATAAACTATGCATATCAAAAAACAGTATCGTTCTCTCAATATTCTTTATTTAATCAATGCCCTCATCAATGGTATCTTAAATATGTAAAGAAATTAAAAGACGATTCACCATCTATACATTTAATTTTTGGAACTAGCATGCATGAAACTCTACAGCTATTCTTTGAAACAATGTATAAAAAGACATTAAAGAAAGCTGAAGAACTAGATCTTATAAGTGATTTTAAAGAACGTTTCCTATCAGAATATAAAAAATCACTATCAAAGAATAAAGGTCAGCATTTCTCTTCATCAGAAGAAATGAGAGAGTTTTATGAAGATGGAATAGCTATATTAGAATGGTTTAGAAAGAAGAGATCAAAGTATTTTTCTAAAAAGGGTACAGAGTTAATAGGGATAGAGATCCCTTTGCAGACATTAGCTAATAAGGAAATAAAGAATGTTTACTTTAATGGCTTTGTTGATTTTTTATTATATGATAAAGTATTAAATAGATATACTATCTATGATATAAAAACCTCTACAAGAGGGTGGAGCGATAAAGAAAAGAAAGATCAAATTAAAATAAACCAAATATTATTATATAAAAAATTTGTATCACAATTAAAGGGAATACCTGAGGAAAATATTGATGTAATATTCTTTATTGTAAAGAGAAAGATAATTGAAACAGATGAGTTTATAATTCCTCGCATACAACAATTTAAACCAGCTCATGGTAAAAATAAAGTAAATCAAGCATATGAATCTTTTAATTCCTTTGTAAAAGAATGCTTTAATTTAGATGGATCTTATAAAGAGAATGAATATCCTAAAAAGGTATCAAGGCTATGTGAATGGTGTCCATTTAATAATAAACCAACATTATGTGATAAAAACGGAGAAATTAAAAATAAATTCTTTGTTTAGAAATATTTTGATATATTTATATATAAATGTATTAAAGTATGGGAAAACAACAATTAACATCGGTTAAAGTAGATGGGAATCTATTTGACGAATTCAAAGTATTATGTGTAAGAACTAAATTTAGCTTACAAAAATTAACAGATAGATGTATGCATAGATATGTGGTTGACGAGGAGTTTAGAAAAGTAATGCATAATTACCTAGATATAAATCTACCAGAAAGTAAGTAAAAACAAAAATAACGTTATGAATAAAGAAGGTTACATTCCAAAAGATCAACGAAAGAAAATCCTACTACTATCAGATGATATTCGAATGAATTCTGGTATTGCTACAATGGCAAGAGAAATGGTAGTAGGAACATCTCATGTCTATAATTGGATAAATTTAGGTGCAGGTATTAATCACCCTGATCAGGGTAAGAAATTCGATATATCTCAAGATAATGATAGAGTAACCGGTTTAACTGATTCTAGTATATATCTATACCCATGGAATGGATACGGTGATACTACCATCATCAGACAATTAATTAATACAGAAAAACCGGACGCTATTATATTCTTTACTGATCCTAGATATTGGATATGGTTATTTCAAATAGAAAATGAAATAAGAAGAAATGTGCCTATGATTTATTTAAATATTTGGGATGAATATCCTGCACCAATATATAATAAATCATATTATGAATCATGTGATGGCTTAATGGCAATTTCTAAGCAGACATTAAATATTAATAAAATTGTATTAGGTGATAAGGCTAAAGATAAGGTTATTAACTATGTACCACATGGTATTAACGAGGACTACTTCTTTCCAATCACAAAAGATAATAAAGAACAATGGCTATTACTTCAGCAATTTAAAAAGAAAGTATTTGGAGAAAAAGAATATGAATATGTAATTCTATATAACGCACGTAATATTAGAAGAAAATCAGTACCGGATCTAATGCTTGCATACTCTAACTTTTGTGAAAGAATAGGTAAAGAGAAGGCAGATAAATGTGTATTATTAATGCACACACAACCAGTAGATGAAAATGGAACAGATCTATATGCTATTAGAGACCTGACCTGTAATCCAGAATTATGTAATATTATATTTTCAACATCTAAATTAGGAGTTCAAGAAATGAACTACCTCTATAATATATCAGATGTAACTACACTAGTATCATCTAATGAAGGGTGGGGGTTATCTTTAACAGAATCAATGATGGCTGGTAGAATGATTATTGCTAACACTACTGGAGGTATGCAGGATCAAATGAGATTCGTAGATGCAAATGGAACTTGGATTAATTTTAATAAAGAATTTCCTAGTAATAATTTAGGGACTTATAAAGATCACGGAGAGTGGGCAATGCCTGTATATCCATCTAATCTAAGTATAGTAGGTTCATTACCAACACCTTATATATTTGATAGTAGAGCTGATATAAGTGATATATCTAAAGCAATAGAAGATGTATATAACCTTTCTAAAGAAGAAAGATTAGAAAGAGGATTAAAAGGTAGAGAATGGGTGACGTCTGATGAATCAATGATGTCTGCCAAGAATATGTCTAAGAATGTTATTAATACTGTTGAAGAAGTATTAACTACTTGGAAACCTAGAAAGAGATTTGAATTAATTAAAACCGAAAAAATACAAATTAAAAAAGCAGAACATAAATTAATATATTAGTTATGAATAAACCGCTATGCATAGTTTCAGCGCCTGTAGAAACATATTCCGGATATGGCAGTAGGGCGAGAGACTTCGTTAAAGCATTAATAATATCAAAACCAGATTGGGATATTAAAATATTATCTCAAAGATGGGGTAATACTAGATTTGGATTCTTAGAAGATCATAAGGAGCATGATTTACAATCCAAAATAATACCTCAAATGACACAGCAACCAGACTACTGGTTTCAAATTACAGTACCTAATGAATTTCAGAGAGTAGGTAAGGTTTATAACTGCGGAGTAACAGCAGGTATTGAAACTACTGTGTGTGATCCTTCCTGGATTGAAGGAGTAAATAGAATGGATTTAACATTAGTATCATCTAATCATGCTAAAAAAGTATTTACAGATTCTAAATTCCAAGTAAAAAACAATAATGATCAAGTATCGGGTTTAATTGAATTAACTAAACCTGTTGAAGTATTATTTGAAGGTGTTGATCTTAATAAATACTTTCATATTTCTGCTGAAGAATATCCATTAACTGACTTTACAGAAGAATTAAATGAGATTAAAGAAAGCTTTTGCTTTTTATTTGTAGGCCATTGGCTTCAAGGAGTTATAGGTGAAGATAGAAAGAATGTAGGATTATTAATTAAATCATTTTTACACGCTTATAAGAATAAAGCAAACAAACCAGCATTAATATTAAAGATATCATCAGCTACTAACTGTATAATGGATAGAGATGAAATGCTTAATAAGATAGATGCAATTAGACAGACTATAGGATCAGATAATTTACCTAACATATATCTTTTACATGGTGATTTAGATGATATTGATATAAATTTATTATATAATCATCCTAAAGTTAAAGCGATGATTAGTTTAACTAAAGGAGAAGGATTTGGTAGACCACTATTAGAATTTACTACATCTAAAAAACTAGTTATTGCATCAAATTGGTCTGGTCATATAGATTTTCTTAACAGTAAATTTAACTATCTTATATCAGGAGAAATAAAACAAATACATCCATCAGCAGTAGTGGATAAAATGCTATTAAAAGAATCAGGATGGTTTAATGTAGATGAAGGAGATGTAGGTAGGATGTGGATTGAAGTGTTTAGTAATTATAAAAAATATATTGATGCAGGAAAGAGACAAGGACATTTATCTAGAACAGAATTTAGCTTTGATAAAATGACGCATAAATTAAAAGAGATAATCAATAATAAGTTTGATAAACCTAAAGTACTACAATTACCAACACTTAAGAAATTAGAACTGCCAAAAATCAATAAAATATGATAGAAGAATTAATAATATGCCCTGTATGTAAATCTGATGCATGCCTTAAAATGCATATTAATGAATCTCATTTTAGCTACATGTGTTTAGGAGGAGGTCATCAAACAAATGATCTAATGAAAGTAGGAGAATTTAACTTTGAAGAGTATGAACAAACAATTCCAGAATTATATAAAGATTTAGCTCTTGTAGATTCTGAGAATAGAGTATGGTATCCTGCAGTAGTTAGTATTCCTGAAAAAGGAACTGTGTTTATAAATGGAAATTCTAAAGATAACTGGCAATGGTCAGCAATTAAGACAAGACCGATTACAGAAGAAGAAGCTGAATCATTATCAAATAAAGGAATTAAATATAAGTCAGATGCTAAATCTATGAAATACTTTGATAGAGATTTTATAACTGCATTAGAATATGTTGGCTTTTTTGAAAAATAATTATTATATTATTATATGGTAAAAATTAGTTATGCAATCACAGTAAGTTCTGAATTAGAAGAACCTATTAATCTAATAAAATTATTAACAATGTATAAACAGTCTCAAGATGAGATATGTGTATTATTAGATAAACCTAAAGTTAATCATAGAGTATTAGATAAGCTATATAAGTTTTCTTCATCTAATTGGATAACATTAAAAGAATCAGCATTCAATAATAATTTTGCTGATTGGAAAAACGAATTAAATAGAATGTGTTCAGGCGATTATATTTTTAATATTGATGCTGATGAAATGCCTTCTGAACAATTATTATTAAGTATTCATGAATTAATTGAATTAAATCCATTAGCAAAAGTATTTGCTGTTCCTAGAGTAAATACAGTAGAAGGACTTACTCAAGAGGATATTGAAAGATGGGGCTGGAGAGTTGATGATAAGAATAAAATTAACTATCCTGATTTTCAAACAAGAATATATAAGAACGATCAGGAAATATACTGGGAAGGTAAAGTTCATGAAAGAATTAATATATGGCAAGATTCTTGGCCTTTACCTATAGATAGTGAAGATTTTGTATTATACCATCATAAACAAATAGATAAACAAAGAAAACAGAATGATTTTTATAACAACATTTAATAAAGACATATATAATATTTGCGGAAAAGATTTATTATATTCATTTATCGATACAAATAATAATAAAGATCATAAGCTTGTTGTATTTTTTGAAGATAAAGATAATCAATTTGGACATTGCCCTGAATGGTTAAGTGAGTGGATAGATGTTGATGGTATTATCTTAATTGATATACTCTATGATAATAATATTATTAAACTAGATAAAGATTTATCTCCTAAAATTAATCACACAGATGAATACTCCAGTCCTAGAAGCGTAAAATGGTTCAGACCAGTGTCAGCTATTAAGCAGGCCAGTGAAATGGCAGATAGTGCTTTTTGTTCTATAGATGCTGACTGTTTATTTATCACTAAAGTTGAAGAGTCATTCTTTGAATCTTTATTAGAATATAATATTTCTTTTCTTGGAAGAGAAAACTTTAAGCTAATGAGGCATGGAGGGTATGATAGAGAAGGTAATTATGTTCATACTAAAACTCAAGAAGCTACTAAAAAAGATACTCATACAGAAACAGGATTTATATTATTTAATATGAAATTAAAAGATACTCAGCATTTTATAAATAGAAATTATGAGTATTGGATTAACCAAGATATATTAAGTTTAGAATATAAGACAGATTGTCATACATTTGATGCAACAAGAAAAGAATTAGTTAATTTAAAATATAATAATTTATGCGAACCAATGGGTGAAACATCACCAATAGGGAGCAGAGTTATTGAAGAATCTGTTTTAGGTTCGTTTCTAGTTCATCATAAAGGAACTATAGGTCCAACATTATATGCTAATAATTTATTATGATCCCTATATCAATACCGCATTTATATAAGGAAGATAAGCAATATGCCATCAAAGCAATTAAAGATGGAAATATTGGTCAAGGTGGTAATATAAAGATATTTGAAGAAGAGTTTTCTAATTATTGTGGTAGAACATATGGAGTTACATGCTCCAATGGTACTGTTGCATTATATCTAGCTATTAAAGCTTTAGATCTACCAAAAGGTTCAGAGGTAATTATTCCGTCAATGACGATAGTATCCTGTCTTACAGCAGTTTTAGAAAATGATCTGACACCAGTATTTTGCGATGTAGATCCTGATACATGGAATATAGATTTTAAATCGGCTCTTTATAAAATTAATAGTAAAACGTCAGCAATTATAGTTATAGACACTTATGGTTTAGTAGTTAGTGTTGATGATATATTATCAATAAAATCACAATATCCAGATATAAAAATAATAGAAGATGCCTCTGAATCACACGGAGCTAGTTATTGGGATTATAAAGCAGGATCAATAGGAGATATATCTACATTTTCTTTTTACTCTAATAAAATTATTACAACAGGTGAAGGCGGAATGATACTAACTGATGATATTAAGATATACGAAAGACTAATATCACACCGCAATCTTAATTTTATCGAAAGAAATAAATATATTCATTCAGAAGCTGGTTGGAACTTTAGATTAAATAACATATCTTGTAGTATAGGATTAGGTCAGTTACATAATATAAATCAAACAATTAATCAAAGGATTAGAATAGCTAATAGATATAATCGGAACTTAAGTAAATGTTCATCTATACAATTACCGTTTGAAAGTTTTTTTCATGTAAATGTATACTGGTACTATTCTATAGTTATAAAGAAGAATTATAATAAAGTATTAGAAGCATTAAAAAATAATAATATTGATTACAGACATTTCTTTCACCCACTACATAAACAGCCTTTTATTAATTCAGAAGAAAGTCTACCTGTATCAGAATATTTGTTTGATAATGGATTAATTTTACCTACATTTACAAAGCTAAAAAATAGTGAAATAGATTTTATAAGTAAAGTAATAATAAAAGCAATCGAATGAAATTAAATTTAGCAAGTGGTCAAATGTACCTTGATGGGTATATTAATATTGACAACATGTCAATGTATAATGGAAGCATGAAAGTTGATAAGGAAGCTGACATATTTACACTAGAGTGGGAAGATAATACTGTTAATGAAATAATATTATCTCATTTTGCGATGTATATTGAATTAAATCAAATGAATCAACTATTAAAAAAATGGTATGGGTGGCTAAAAGATGGAGGTAAAATAATAATAGAAACAGGAGATGTTAAAGCTATATCAAAATATATTTCAGAAACCGACGATCCAGACTTAATAAACGGATCGAATGGAGTAATGCAGCTATTCGGGTGGGAGTCAACAAAAGGACATAAATGGGCTTGGTGTGAACAGACTTTAGGTTTATCATTATTTCAAGCAGGATTTAGAAATATTGAAACAGGAAGAGGATACTTCCATAATAATCCAATAAGAGATTTTTTAATAGTAGGAATAAAATAAATAATATGAGACAGATAGTAAATCAAAACGTATGCGTTATCGGAGGAGCCGGATTTTTAGGCTCGCACCTTGTAGATTATCTAGTAGAAGAAAGAGGATGTAAAGTCCTAGTATTAGATAATTTAATTACAGGAGTATTATCCTATGTTAACCCTAAAGCTAAATTTGAATGGTTTGATATTAGAGGAGATGAGAATGAGTTAGCTAAAATCTTTAAAAAGAATAATATTAAATATGTATTTAACTATGCTGCTGAGCCATATATTCCTGAATGTTTTGAACGCCCTATGCACTTCTTTGACATTAATGCCACATCAGTATTAAGAGTATTAAATGCATGTCAACAAGCTGATGTAGAGGCAATACTTCAAGTATCAAGTGCTGAAATATATGGTAATATGGTAGGTAAAATTAAAGAAAGTGATCCGGTAGAACCACATTCAACATACGGTGTATCTAAAGCAGCAGCAGATGGTTTAGTTCAAGTAAGATGGAAGGAAGCTAAAGTACCTGTAATTGCTATGCGTCAATTTAATTGCGTAGGTGAAAGAGAAACTCACGAATACGTTATACCAGAAATTATCTCTCAGTTAACAGTATCAAATAATGTAAAGTTAGGTAATAACTCTTTCCGAGATTTTCAATATGCAGGCGATGCTGTAAGAATGGCAGTAGAGTTATTAGAGAAGGGAGAATTCGGAGAAGTATATAATATGGGAAGTGAAGGCGGAATTAAGATTTATGAATTAGCTAAATTAATAGGTAAGTTAATTGGTCACTCCTCAATTAATATAGATATTGACCAATCTAGAGTACGACCTTGGGAGATATGGCATTTACAATCAGACAATACTAAATTATATACTGTAATCGATAAAAGACCAGAAGTAGAATTAGAAGAAGCGCTAAATAAAACAATTACATTTTACTTTAAAAACGGCAACAAATGGGATTGGAAAAAATAAATACAATTCACTCTACATCAATAATTGGATCCGATGTTAAATTAGGAACCGGTAATTATATAGGACCGTATTGTATTATAGTTGGAGATACAATAATCGGAGATAATAATAGATTTGAAGCATATTGCTCAATAGGCAGTCCCAGTGAAACGATAGGATACTTTGACAGATATGACGGTAAAACTATAATCGGAAATAATAATATATTTAGAGAATACACATCAGTTCACCAAGGATCAACAAAGCAAACTATTATTGGAAATAAAGTTATTATGCTGAGAGGTAGTCATATTAGTCATGATTGCGTTATAGAAGATAAAGTATTGTTATCATGCAATTCACTGCTAGGAGGATATACATATGTTATGGAAGGATGTAATCTGGGTCTAGGAACTACAACTCATCAGTTTAGTAAGATAGGAGCTTATTGCATGTTAGGAATGGGGACAATAGTTACAAAAACAACTAATATATTACCTGGCGGAGTGTATATAGGTTCTCCTGCTAGGAGAATAAAACAAAATGCAGTTAGCTTTACTAAAAATCAAATAACAGATACTATGCTGGAAGAGCTTATTATAAAGTATAATAGTATTATAATAGAAAGATAATGAAAATAAGTTACATTCAAGGTCACGATACAACAAGTACAGAAACTAGAATTACTTTTAACTTAATATCTAAATTTATAGAAAAAGGAATTACTATATTAATAAATGACTGTGATGATACATGTGACTATATATTATGTATGAACGGGCTAAGTCAGAATAGCAGGTTTAAAAGCATATCAGAAAGATATCCAAATATTAAATCAATAATGTATGTGTGGGATTTATACCCCTGGACCGAGTATGCCAGAGGCTTTGAATCAGTAAATAATTATACAGAAATATGGACTCCTTCCAATGAAGTTATATTAAGATTAAAAGAAATATATAATGTTGATTCTAATAAATGTAGAGTTATAAGAGCATATATTAATTTCTTTGAAGATCTAGATAATAAATTAGACAATAAAGGATATGCCTATCATTTTGCAAGACCATATATAGATCCCAATTTAGGATTTTGTGAAAGAGCTTCAGAGATAACTAATATACCATTAGTTAAAAGCACTCATGACTTCTCTCCTGAAAAATATAAAACAACAATATTACAATGCTCATTTCTCGTAACAGACTATATGGAAGCATCAACCGGAGGATTGACATTACTAGAAGGATACTACCATGGAAAAGATATACTAATATCAGATTCTATATATCAAGGAGCTAAAGATTATTTTGGTGATCGAGCCTTTTATTTTAAAGATGGTAATATAGATGATTATATCAAGAACTTTAAAATATTACAAGAAAGATCTTATAACTATTCATTAAGTGAATATGAGCTAAAAGAAAGAAAAACATATTGTAATACAAATTTTAGTATTGATGTCATATCAGATAATATATTATCAAGATTACATAATTTGAAATATAATGTTAACTAGTTATGAATAAAATATACTACATAAATGATCTAGGGTACTCAAACGGATATCACAATTTTGATAATCATAGATTACCTCAAGCTTATATGGATATTTTTCCTTGGTATTCTGTTAGATGGGATTCTGTATATCAAGAAATAAAAGGAGATAATAACATTATTATAATACAAACTCCTACTAATAATGAGCTTCAATGTCTTAATATTATAGATCATTTATGTAATAATAATAAAGTATTTATTAATCAGGAGAGCAGTATCTTTGATTGGTTTGATTGGCCAGCAGAAGAACAACAACTATATATTAAAATACTAACTAAAGCTAAAGCATTTTTATATCATAGCGAACACGATAAAGATGTAATGAAAGTATTTATAGATACCTTTATTAGATACCCTGGATGCATTAATTTCTCTGTGTCTGCCGGTAGATCTTTTAATCAAGGTGAATATGTACTTATACCTAATCCGATAAAGAGATATCAAAGAGGAATGATTACCCACAAGATTGTTAGTGATACTATTCCTGATATTAAAACCTATTCAATGTATTACCGTTATCCGGAACAGAAGTATAACCTATCCTTCCCTGACAAATATGAGATAGGAAATATAGAAGTATTACCTCGAATGATGTTTGATGAATGGATTGGAGTAATAAGCGGAACAAAATTTGGAGTAGATATTCATAGAGAATTCTCTGGAGGTAATGTATCGTTAGAGTTTGGAGCATTAGGTGTGCCCTTAGTAGGAAACATTCTACTTGATACTCAAAGAGATATATTTCCAGACCTATCTTTTGAATATAAAGATTATGATAATATAAAAAATAGTATTAAATTGTTATGCAATGATAGGGACTTTTATAAAGAAGTAAGTAATAAAGCAATAGACAATATTAATCATCTGTATCGTAGCAATAAAGTGGTTGAAGATTTTAAAAAAGAGTTTATAAAATTAATATAATATGGATAACAGAGAAGGTAAAAATATGGTTGTATTTAGAACTGAGGGTGAGAAATCGTGCGAAGTTCTATCAACTGGAATATTATCTCCTGATGAATGGGCAACAGAAGAATCATTGCAAAGAATATATGAACAGTCTTGGGATAAAAGATATACATTCGAAGCAGTAACAATTAATAATATAATATTAGGTAATAATTATAAAAGAGTATTAGAACTAGGACCAGGACCAGGAATATTATGTATTAAATTATTAAAATTAAATCCTGAGTTAGATTATCATTTAGTAGATATTGAAGCGGCTAAACAGGCTAATATAAAAAATAATATAGGCGGTACATTTCACGTTCAAGATCTTAATAATGATTTAGATATAGTTAATCTTCCTAAAGATATAGACATACTTATTGCTAATGATTTTTTAGAACATATACAAAATCCTGCTAAAATATTATTAAAAGCTAAATCTATTCTTAAACCAAACGGAAGAGTTTTTATATCTGTACCTAACTGGCGAATGGGTCATGCATGGATATATAGAGGATTATTTGATTGGGATAACTTTATTCACTTTATGTGGCAGCATGGATTTGCAATCGAAGGATATCAAGACTCACCATTAAAGACACCATACATGCCTAAATTACAATCAGAATCAACAATGCCAGACGAAATGATACAGAGCTGGAATTTTTATATACTATTTAAAAGAAGCGATAATGAATAAGATAACATTTGTATTACCAAGTAGAAACAATTTAGAATTTTTAAAACTTGCTTATAATAATTTAAAGAAACTATCCAATGGATATCATAATATATTGGTATTAGATGATGCTAGTGAAGATGGAACTAATGAATGGCTAAGATCTTTACAGGATGATAAATTAATTATATATCAAAACCCTGGACCTGAAAGAATAGGTATTGTAGGTATGTTCGATAAAGGAATAGAGTTATCAGACAGTGAGGTCATAATGGCATTCCATGCCGATATGGTTCCCTCTCCTAATATGGATATAAACATATTAAAATACTTAAAGCCTTTAACTGTAGTATCAGCAACAAGAGTCGAACCACCACTACATCCTGCAGGCCCTGAAAAGATGGTTATTGATTTTGGAGATGAAGCTGAAACGTTTAGAGAAAAAGATTGGAATAGTTGGTCATTAGAAAATGAAAAAATAAATAAAGATAAAACTACTGAAGGTATATTTGCACCATGGTGTATGTATAGAGAAGATTATCTATCAATAGGTGGACATGATTCATTATTTGCACCACAATCTAAAGAAGATTCAGACTTATTTAATAGATTTATTTTAAATGGATATTCAGTAGTTCAGTCATGGGATGCTTTAGTATATCATTTTACATCTAGAGGAAGTAGGTTTAATAAATTCGCCGGAGGATCACCTGGAGTTAATAGTCCTGAATGGATTAATACTAACAATAAGAACTTAAAGAACTTTATTAGAAAATGGGGTAGTTTTGTTAAACATGATTCTATGATGAAGCCTGTAATTACTCCTAAATTTGATTTAGGATTTAGAGTTAGAAATATAGATATTCAGAAGCTAGCAGTATTGGAACCGCTATGTTCTAGTATAGGAATAGAAAATAGATTCGAAATACAAAGTGAATATATTAAAGTAGAACAGCAACACACTCCATTTAATCTAGCAGATAAAATAAAAGATTATGAACCAAACGGATTTAATCCATTAACTAATAATATTATAATAGAGTTCGATGTTAATAAAATGAATGAACAATCGTTTAATATATTATTACAAATCCCGGATATTATTAAACAGTCAGGATCAGTAGGTGAATTTGAATTAGATATTTTTAAGGTAAATATTAAAAGTATGGAAACGTATGAGCATACCTTTATTAAAGTATATAAATAAGATATTTATTATAGATCATGGCAGAAAATAAAATATTAAAAGAAGCAAGCATAATACCTAAACCAACTTATAGAGTAACTCTAGAAGGGCAGGAATTTAATGTTGTATTTGATACAAACATATCAGAGACTAAAAGAGGTATTAAAATAAGATTTATTCCTGTAAACCAAGAGGTAGATATAAGAGAACTTAGTAACGTTGCTACTAAAATTGCAATTATATTGCAGAAGAAATTTGCTAATACTATGATTCAAATAGATAGAGATTTACAGCCTAGGGATCCATTAATAATTGGGTTTACTATACCCTTAGTATCTATATCTGATTTTATAATGAATAGGGTAATTAGAGGAAAATAATACATTTATATTCTAAAGTTATGGATAAAAAAACAAACAAGAGGAAACAAACCCCCTCCTTGCATGTATTTCCACTAAATGAAGATGCAACTGAATATATCATTAATTCAGATGAAATAAAAAATTATATATATAAAAATACTTATGAATGTTTAATATATTCATCCTTAAGAAGAAAGAAATCTGCACAAATATTTAGATTAAATAATACGGAGTTTTATTTAGAAATACCTGAAAATCAATGGAATCAGGCAATTAATAGTTGTATTTGTTATTTCGAAAAAGAACAAGAGTTTGAAAAGTGTGCTGTTCTTACTAAATTAAAGTCTAAAACAAAAAATAGTTAGTTATATGAGCGAAGATTTTAATCCAATAAAAAAAGCAGTAGATCAGATATTAAATATAGATGCATCTATTAAAAGAAGAAAACATACAAAACAACAACAATCAAAAGAATTATTCATAGATGCAATATCATCATTACAACAGGTTATTAACCGATCTGAAATAGTATTTGCAGATCTTAATATTGATTACTCAACATATGATGAGCCTTTCTTTCAAATTATTGATAAGCTAATGATGATATTATTAGGAGAAGAAGTCTATTTAATAGTTTCATTTTATCTATGGGAAAGAACAAACTCAGATGGTACGCAAAATATTATTAATGACTCAGAAGGAAATGTAATTCCACTAGATAATCCACACGATTTATGGTCTCTAATTGTTAAATTAAATCCAAAACTAGAGAAATAATATGACAGGAAGACCAGCTGCAATGCTAACAGAACAGCAAATACGAGGAGCAATGAAAAGTACATTAAGTAATAAAGCTGCAGCTAGATACTTAAATGTAGCATATCCTACATACAAAATGTATTCTAAAATGTATATTGATAAGGAAACATCTAAAACATTATTCGATATACATCTTAACCCAGCAGGAAGAGGTATAATTAAAATAACAGAGTCAGGTAGTAAAGAACCGAGACTTCAAGATTTGCTAAATAAAGGCATGACTGTTGAATCATATAGTGTTGATAAATTAAAGAATAGATTATTACACGAAGGATTATTAAAACATGAATGTAATAAATGCTCCTTCTCTGAAAAAAGAGTGGTTGACTTAAGAGTACCTTTACTGTTAAATTTTAAAAATAATAATAAATCAGATTGGACATTAGATAATTTAGAAATGATATGTTATAATTGTTATTTTTTATATATTGGAGATATATTTAATAAAAAACAATTAAAACACATAGAAGATTACTCCGCATCTATATCGGAAGATAGTAAAGTAGATTGGGAGTTAGATGAATTTTATACAAAACACTTCCAGGAATTAGGTCTAACAGACTTACCTAACGATAATGGAAGTGAATACATATCTAAACTATGATAACTTAATTAAATAAAAGTTGTTTACTAAAATTAATAATCATATATTTAAGCATGAAAACATTATATTATTTTACATCACCAACATGTGGCCCCTGCAAAACGTTCAGACCAATCGTTGATAATACAGTCTCAGAATTAGGTATTCCGATAAAATATATTGATATATCTAGAACAATGGATATGGCTAATAAATACGATATTAGGTCGGTACCGACTTGTATTATTATAAAAGACAACCAGGTCTTAAATAGACATACTGGTATTATGAGTAAGGATCAATTTAAACAATTTATTAATAACGAATAAAAATAAATTAAAATGGTTATGAGAAAGTTAAAAATTAAATTAACAAAATTATGGAGAAAGTTTTACTATATTGAAGATAATAAAGCGAACGATACTCAGAACACAGCAAGTTCTATCTTTAGGAAAGCCCTTAGGAATCGAAGTGCAGAACTAAGTATAATACCTACTGCTAATAAAAGAGTAATTAAAATAGAAAGAGAAGGATTATATATATTATTACAACATACTTTACTTGAAATAACAAATCATAAATATAGTTATCATTTAGAGATAAATTATAATATGTATTTAAACTTAAGTAGAATGTTTGACCAAAAGTTAGAATATATATGCAAGATTGAAGAAGAAGCAATTAACAATCAACTTAATGAAAGATTAAAAAAAGTATTAAAATTAATTAATGAATAAGTGGCAGTTAAAAACTTTAAAAATAAATTACTAATACTTCAGAAAATGCTTGCTGAAGTAGAAAATATAAGAGATGATATGAATACATCTTTCCTAGAATTAGAATGCACTTCATCAGAAGAATCAGATTATAATATATTAATAGATACCCCGGTCTGCGAATTAATATCTAGTATTGAACAATTCATAGAAAATATCGAACATGATATATATGTTGATGAAGTTGAAGAATCATATGATGATTTTGAATATGAAGATAATTAAAATAAACTAAAGAGCAGTTGAAAAATTGCTCTTTTTTTTATATCTTTAGTTATGACAATAGTAATGCAGCGTACATTAGAGTATGTAGTTAAATTAACTAGTACTCCAGGTATTGATCCTAAATTAACAGAATCGATTGTTGAATTATGGAAAAATGTTAGTCCTGATAATATGAGAGATACTAATGATGGGATTAGATATGTTAAAATAGAAACAAAATGAGTAAATTAATAATAGGTATATTATTATCTGCATTAGCCTCAATCATAGCATTCTTTCAATTTCAAGGGCAATTTAAAATTGAATGGATGAAGAATAATCTATTAATAGTATCATTTTTAGGAATACCAATTGCTTATTTATTTCTACTATCTGTAAAATATATGGTTGAATATTATGATGGGCAATTATGGCCCAGTAGATTAATTGGATTTGGGATTGGAATGATAATATTCATTATAATGTCTAAAGCATGGTTTAATGAAGATTTATCAGTTAAAACATTAGTATGCTTGGTATTATCATTAATGATTATATCAATACAAATATTCTGGAAGTAATAAATATGAAAAAACAAAAATGCCACTATTGTGGATTAGAGAAAGAAAATTGCTTTAATGGACACATGTCTATGACACTCCCAGATGAGGGAATGGAAGCAAAAATCAATAAATGGGGTAAAATGAATTGGTGGGAAAATCTAGAACGTGATGATTTGACTGATGAGGAATTTAAAGAACTTGATCTAATTTGTATATATGACCAGGCTCTTAATACAATAGGAAAAGGAGTAATGTGTAATGATTGTATTATATTAGAAGACGAGTTATATTCAAAATACTATCCATCACCATTAAATAATGAAAAAACGAAGCAAAACACCTTATAGTTAAAGTATTACATTAATATTATATTAATATGATATTTTACCTAATATCTTTAATATATATATGTATCACCAATTAAATCCTACTTGCTATTTAATATTAAATTTAGCATTAGGTATATATGATGATTAATAAATGCATAGTAATTCTACTTATTCTGCTTCCTAGTCTAGGACTAGCACAGAAACCACCCCAGACTAATCAGTCAAAAGAACAACAAACCAAAATTGAATATTTAAATCAAATGATAGGAATAGCATTAGACTATACCCCAGCATCATTAAGATTACATGATTTTATATTTGATTGGATTGGTAAACCCTATCGATTTGGAGGAGAATCAAAAAAAGGAATTGATTGCTCAGCTTTAGTTAGAGAATTATATAATAAAGTATTTGAAATATCTTTACCTAGAAGTTCAAAACAACAATTTAAATATGTTGAATTAGTTAATAAAAATGAATTACAAACAGGAGACTTAGTATTCTTTAAAATTAAAACCAAACAAATCAGTCATGTTGGGGTGTATTTGGGAGAAGATAAATTCTTTCAAGTAAGTAATAGTGGAGTAAATATTTCATCATTACAACACCCATATTGGAAAAAATATTACTATAAGGGCGGTAGAATAAATAAAATATAGTTGTTTATACAGAATATAATAACTATATTTAGTTATATAAATTATAAATCATGAAAAAAATATCAATAGTAATATTAATATTAATATTATTAATATTAAATCCATTCTCATTAAGATCAGGCAATAATATTTTAAAAGTAAAAAATGATATAAACTATAAAATATTATATAATCAATTATTAAAGACAAGCATAATGTATCCTGATATAGCATTTGCTCAAGCAGTATTAGAAAGTGCACATTTTAAATCACCACTATTTATTAGAGCAAATAATTTATTTGGTATGAAGATACCTACTAAAAGACCAACAACAGCAATAGGAAGTACAAATGGATATTCTAAATACAGTAACTGGAATAGCAGTGTATTAGATTATAAATTATGGCAAGAATTTCTCTTTAAAAGAAAAGGAGTAATGACTAGAAAGGAATACATATTATATATTAAAAAATGGTACGCTACAGATCCTAATTATATTATTAAGATTAAAAACAGTATTAATAAGTATTCATTTATATTAAAAATTAACAATGAATCAATATAAGAATTTACTTATATTATTAGTTATAATGATAACAATGACTATTATAGTTAAACTATTTAAATATTTAATAGGTAAAGGATAAGATATGTATCGATGGCATTTTGATAAATGTAAAAATAAAGAAATAATATGAAAAACATTTTAGGAAAAACAGAGAATTTACAACTCTTTAATAAAGAGGGTAAACTGGTTTATGAGTTTTATAAAAATTCCAATGGATTTAGTTATGAACGCACTTATGATTCCGATGGTAAGAAACTAACCTTTAAAGACTCCAATAGATATAGTTATGAATTAACCTATGATTCCAATGGTAAGGAACTAACTTACAAAGACTCCAATGGTATAACAAGAGGCTTCGACATTCCTGAATACACAATGGAACAACTTGTAGAAAAATTAGGAAATTTTAAGATAAAGAAATAAAATAGTTGCTTTATCAAAATTAAATCCGTACATTCCGGTATATTAAGAAATAAAGATTATGAAATTAGATTTAAAATTATTACTTATTTATATCAAAGAAGATGATTACGAAGGAATGCTAAAATTTATTCCTGAAGGAATAGAACATAGAGCTTTCAAGTATAATACTGCAGAGGATTTCGAATTATCAGGATCATATGATGAAGATGCTAGATACATTTATCCTGCTAGAGATAAAATGAAAGAAGCTTGTTTAGATATCTGTATAAAAAATATAAAAAATTGATATTTATATATGTATAGAGTCGGACCTATATGTATAACGAAAATATTAATTTAAAGCTTATGGTGAGTAGAGTGTCCGACCTCGAAAACCTAAGCTTTTTTTATTATGAAAAGATTAACAGAACAAGAAGTTATTCAACGATTTACTGAAGTTCATAAAGGTAAGTATAATTATTCAAAAGTATTATATAATAATAGTCAAATAAAAGTAGAAATAATTTGTCCAATTCATGGAAGTTGGATGCAGACACCATCTGATCATTTTAGAAGACATGGATGTTTAAAATGTGATATAGAAACTCGTAAAGAACTTAAATATTCATTACAAGAGCTCTTACAAAAGTGTAAAAATAAATACGGAGAAATATATGATTATACAAATATACCAAAATACTCAGGAATAACTTCTGAAATTTATATTAAATGTAATATACATAATAATATAATTAATACGACTTTTAGCAGACACCTACAAGGAAAAGGAGGGTGTAAAGAATGTCAATATAAAGGTAACGCTAATAGTTTAAAATTAGGAGCTAATATTTTTATAGAAGAATCAAAAAAGATTCATGGGAATAAATATGATTATTCAAAAGTAGTTTATAAAAATAATTCAACTAAAATAGAAATAATATGTAAAAAACATGGAGCTTTTTTTCAAACTCCAAATGCTCATAAAGATAATAAACAAGGGTGCCCTAGTTGTAAAGAATCAAAAGGAGAATCTAGAATAAGGGTTTTTTTAGAATCAAATAATATACAGTTTATAAATCAACATTCTTACGAAGATTGTAAATATAAAAACAAATTATTGTTTGATTTTTATTTACCTAAATATAATCTAATAATAGAATTTGATGGAATGCAACATTATGAACCAATACCATGGTTACATGGAAGGCCTGATTATAATTTTGAATATCAGCAATTAAAAGATAAAATAAAAAATGAGTACTGTATTAAAAATAATATTTCTTTATTGAGAATTAAATATACTGATATTAATAATATTGAAAGAATTATTACAAATTATTTGGGAATATAAAAAATATTTCATACATTTAAGATTATATAATATAAAAATAAAAAAAATATGTCAACGATTAAAATTAATTTATCCGCGGGTACCAGATTATGGTTCACCGCGGACACGTAACACATTACAATCACGCTAACATCTGTTCTGCCACAACTCAGTGGACCGATCCTGTAACTTGTAGAGAATTTAAATCATTGGAACGTATGAATGCTCACCTAGTTGGTAATATCAACGAAGTGGTTGGACAAGATGATATATTATTCCATTTAGGAGATTGGAGTTTTGGAGGATTCGAACAAATCGAACTATTCAGAAATCAAATCGTATGCCGAAATATTCACCTCATTACAGGTAATCATGATCACCATATTGAGCGAAATAAAGATAATATTCAATCAATATTCAGTTCAGTAAATAAATACTTAGAACTAAATGTTAAATTTAACCAGGATACGATGTTAGCTGGTTCTGCTGATTTTGTTTTAATGCATTACCCTATTGCTAGTTGGAATAATATGGCTAGAAATTCAATTCATTTACATGGACATGTTCACTTACCTTCAAATCAAAGGATTGGTAAAGGTAAAATGATGGATGTTGGGGTGGATGGTAATGGATTAAATCCAATTAGTTTGAGTGAGGTTTTAAAGCTAATGAAGAACCAACCAGTTAAATCATTATTAACATTTGACCATCACGAGATGGTTGAGAATTATAAATAAAAAATAAAAATTATGGTAGAATTTAAAGATTTATTAGGTAAAATACTTACAAAAATAGATATAAATCGTGGTGCTGATACAATCACCTTCCATTGTGAAGACGGTACTAGTTACCAACAATATCACTGCCAAGATTGCTACGAAACCGTAATAATCGATGATATTGTTGGTGATTTAGAGGATTTAATTGGAAATCCAATTTTATTAGCTGAAGAAGTCTCAAACTACGAACCAATTACAGAAGAAGATATTAAAAGAACAAAAGAAATGAATGAATGGGGTTCATGTACCTGGACATTCTATAAATTAGCAACTGTAAAAGGATATGTTGATATTAAATGGTTTAGTGAATCGAATGGATGTTATAGTGAATCTGTAGATTTTAAACAATTGTAAATTTAAAATGGAAAATAATAACTCAGTTTGCTTTGTAGCTCGAATTAATGAAATAAAACCAATTGAAGGAGCAGACAATATCGAACAAGCAATTGTTGGTGGATGGAGATGTATTGTTAAAAAAGGAGCACATATTGTAGATGATTTAGTAGTATGTACTACTACAGACGCTGTTATACCCCAAAAACTATCAGATGCTCTAAACGTAACCAATTACTTACGTAAAGATGGACGTGTACGTACTGTTAAATTGAAAGGAGTATATAGTGAATGTTTAATCATATCTTTAGATAGCTTACCTCAAATGAAGAAGCAATTCGCTAAAGGTATAGGTTACTATTGGGATGAAGGTGAAGATTTAATGGAATTCTTAAAAATATTTAAATACGAACCTCCAGTTAAAATGGTTCAACTGGCTTCAGGACGTAAAATTAAATATAAAGATAATCCTAACTTTCATATTTACTATAAATTTCCAAACCTAAAGAACGTACCTGGAATGTTTACTGAAAATGATATAGTAGAGATTACTCGTAAGATACACGGAACAAATGCTCGTTATGGTATTGTTAGAAAAACTAAATTATCATTCTTAGATAAGATTAAAAAATTCTTCGGTAATAAATGGATTGAATACGAATTTATAGTTGGATCTCACAATGTTGAGAAAGGATCTGAATCACAAGGTTTCTATGACACTAATGTTTGGTATGATATTGAGAAAAAATATGACATCAAAACCAAGCTTTGGAACTATATTAAGATATACAATCCTGAAATTATTGGTGATGGAGTTATTCTTTATGGAGAAATATATGGAGCCGGTATTCAAAAAGGATATGATTATGGTTTAAAAGAAATCAAATTTGCTGGTTTTGATGTAAAAGCTGATGGGGAGTATTTAGATACATACTATACATATCTTACTATTATGGATGAATTAGAATTACCATATGTTGAAATATTATATCAAGGATATTGGTCTCAAGAAATTCAAGATAAATTTACCTTTAATAATTTCATTCCAGGAACTAAAGTACCAGAAGAAGGTATTGTAATTAAACATGTATCAGGAGATCGTTCTTTAATTGCTAAGGTTATTAATCCCGACTATAGTATTTACAGTGAAAAACACAATGTTGGAGACAGCCACTAAATGTGGCTTGTCTCTATACATTGCGTATATTGAATATATAAGATAAGAAAAGTTATGGATAATTTAAAACAAGATAGAAGCCCTCTAAAGGAATTGTTCCTTCTAAGAGGGCTTCCGTAGCTAGGAGCAGGTAAATCAACATTAGCTAAATCATTAAATGAAGTATATTTTGAAGCTGATCAATACTTTATTGAGTTTCATGAATATAAATTTGATTCTGCTGGATTAAAAACAGCACACAAGTGGTGTCAGTTAAGAACTGAACACGCTATGGAGGATGAATGGCCTCGTATTGTGGTTTCAAATACCTTCACTCAAGAATGGGAAATGAAAAATTACTATGAATTAGCTGAAAAATATGGATATAGAGTATATTCATTAATTGTAGAGAATAGACACAATGGAGTAAATCAGCATAATGTTCCAGCTGACAAAATAGAACAAATGCGTAATCGATTTGAAGTTAAAATATGAAAGGAATACAAGAAGATATCATCAAACATCAAGATGAGATTATTGAGATATTAAAAGCTCAATTAAAAAATGCAAATGATATGATTGAAAAACAAGATAAATTAATCAATATGCAGGTAGCATTTATCAAGGATCAAAGTCAAATGTTTGAAAATTTATTAAAAATAAAATTTTAATATATGAAAAATACTAAATATTTTTTCCAAATTTCCACAAATAAAAAACACACCAAATACCAAAACATTGCCCAAATCAAATTCAAATCTAAATATAATGAATTAGATGTAGATGATAAAATAGAAATATTAGAAGAAATAATGAGATGGAGTAGAGAAGAAATAAATAATATCCATCCAGAACAAGAATAATAAGGATAATAAATAAGAATAATATGAAATTCAGAAAAAAATCAATAGAGATAGAAGCGATAGAATTCACAAGACTAAATTGGGAGGAAATAAAGCAATTCACGAATAATACAGCTCATACATTAATGATTGAGAGACGAATTAATGGAAAATGTACGTGTGTGATTCCAACGTTGGAGGGAGAATATATAGCAAATGAGAATGATTGGATAATTAAAGGTGTTAAAGGTGAATTTTATTCGTGTAAGCCTGATGTGTTTGGATTAACTTATGAAAAAATATAATTATGTTAACACCGGAAGAGAAAGCAAAAGAATTAGTAAATAAGTATTATCATTTATTTTCTGTTGAATTAGAAAATACGATTGACTATCGAGAAGCTAAACAATGTGCATTAATATTAGTAGATGAGATAATTAATAACGTATTAATTGGAATTGACTTAGCATCAACATGGGGAAATTATTGGTTTAAAGTTAAACAAGAAATTAAAAAACTATAAAATGAAAAAATATTATTTAGAAGTGATTGGTGGATCCAATCCAAATCAACTGTATGTTGTAAATGCTGATACATTAAATATAGGAACCTCGTATTATAAATTTGAGGTTAATGGTAATGTTGTAGCAATGTATCCAATTGAACGCACTATAATTAAATCCATTGAGACATCAAAAAAAGATTAAAAAAGTAAAGCATCAGAATATAACTAAACCAGTAGGCAATATATATTCAGGAATGCATTAATGAGAGATAATAACATCATGTATAATGTATATTGCTTTTAAATTAAACGAATGGATGAATGGAGAGAACGAATGAAAAGATTAAAGATATATAATCTACCAAGAAGGAAACTGAATAGGAGAGCGGTAAGCTAATAGAGGGAGATAAAAGATTAAGAACGGGGTATGATAATAGGTTAAAGGGTGAGATAGATGAAGTATAAAAAAAATGATGAAGGATGGAGTAAACATATGTGAGGGTAAAGCAGAAGGTATAGAAAGAGCATAAGATGTATAGAGAAATAGTAATATAAGGATGGCAAGGAAAGGACAGGATTTAGTAGTTTTTGTGTGCCCTGCCAAATATAATTTGGATAAACAAATATATAACCATATATCGACTCGATCGAATCGAATAAAACAATATATAATTTGGTTAAACCTGTCCTAACAGGGTACTTACATAGGTCCTTTAAAGGATAAGGCCAAATATAATTTGGTTTAAAAGGGCTAGACAATATAATATACTGTATGTACAATTGAATTGTATATAGAGAGTGGCACTAGGATCGTGTTTAACAAAATATAATTTGGTTTAAACCTGCCAAAGAGGGTAGATAGCAACAGCCTCTATAGAGGTACGCCAAATATAATTTGGTTAGACCATGGATGTACAATTGAATTGTATATAGAGAGTGGCACTAGGATCGTGTTTAACAAAATATAATTTGGTTTAAAAGGGCTAGACAATATAATATACTGTATGTACAATTGAATTGTATATAGTGGATGCCTGCCCTAGGGCAGTAAATACTTAAGCTAGGAGCATTCTAAAGAGAGAAGAGAGTTTAAATATATTAAGGAAAGGCGTATTCGAGGTATATTTATATAGACATACAATTGAATTGTAATATAGTATATGGCAAAAGCATACATCATCAGGGAAGCATCAGGAGCTAAGTATAATGTTTACTCAGTAGAGAACGTTAATCAGAAGTCTAAGAACTGGAAAAAGAAAATATACATAGTGTCCGCTCACGACAATCATAGTACCCTTTTATCTATGATGAGATCAATGGCTAAGTCTAAGACTGCAGGAGGGGCTACTAAGGTAATAGGTCAGGACATGCAGGCATCAGGTAAGGACTATAAAGATAAGTTTCTAGTTAAGAAGATATCAACAGGGATTACAAAGGATAAGGCTGAGGATATTAAATCTAAACAGATAGATAGGACAGGTCATGCCAAGGTGTACAATCAGCTTAATCCTATTAACTAAAATACTGAATAGTTCACATCAATAGTTTCCTCATCATCGGTATCCATATTTTTGTAAATACAAGTGTTTAAAGTCAAATCATCAATTCTTGCAAATTCTGTAAATACATTTCCACACTTGCTCAATTGCTCACGTTTAGTTCGTGCTTCAATTTCGTTTAAATGAGCCTTCATTGTTTCTAAATCACCACTCCAAACTATTCTGTTTTTGTGTGGTTCTGCTGGGTAACTTTTTATTAATTGTGCCATCTTGTTTTTGTTTTAATTATTTAATACTGTTTGTTTAATTATTATACCTAAAGATACGTATTAGAGATCAGACGAGCAACTTTATTTTAAAATATATTTTTAGGAAAAAAATTTTATTTTAGTTGGAATATTGCTCCATAGTACTTATCTTTAGTTATATTAATTAAACAAACAAAATAAAGGTTATGAAAAAGAAATTATTTGAAAAAATTATTAAAGGAAATTTTAAAATTATTATGGATGGAGGAGAACCCAGATCGTATTTTAGTAAGAAAACATTTTCAGAATTCTTTTTAATTGAAGAATAATTTAAAATAAAGTTGCTCATCTCAGAGTTAAATCGTACATTTAGGTATATTAATTAAACAAACAAAATAAAAGGTTATGACAAATTTAGAAAAAAACATTTTAGGAAAAACAGAAGATTTAGAACTCTTTAATAAAAAGGGTAAAAAGGTTTATAAGTTTTATAAATATTCCGATGGATTTAGTTATGAATACACCTATGATTCCAATGGTAATATATTAACCTTTAAAAACTCCAATGGATATAGTTATGAATATACCAGAGATTCCAATGGTAACGAACTAACTTTTAAAGATTCCAATGGATATAGTCGTGAATATACCAGAGATTCCAATGGTAATCAATTAGCCTATAAAGATTCCAGTGGATATAGTTATGATTCTAATGGTAATTTATTAACTCTTAAAAATTAATAAAAGAGTTGCTCCTTCGGGAGCTTCTTCTTATATTTAGGTATATTAATTAAACAAACAAAATAAAAGGTTATGACAAATTTAGAAAAAAACATTTTAGGAAAAACAGAAGATTTAGAACTCTTTAATAAAAAGGGTAAAAAGGTTTATGAGTTTTACAAAAATTCCAATGGATTTAGTTATGAATGCACTTATGATTCTAATGGTAAGGAATTAACCTTTAAAAACTCCAATGGATATAGTTCTGAATATACCAGAGATTCCAATGGTAACGAACTAACTTTTAAAGATTCCAATGGATATAGTCGTGAATATACCAGAGATTCCAATGGTAATCAATTAGCCTATAAAGATTCCAATGGATATAGTTCTGAATGCACTTATGATTCTAATGGTAATTTATTAACTCTTAAAAATTAATAAAAGAGTTGCTCCTTCGGGAGCTTCTTCTTATATTTAGGTATATTAATTAAACAAACAAAATAAAAGGTTATGAACATTCAAGAAATTCAATTAAATCAAATCTCTCAAATTTACATTGGTAAGGATCGCGTTTGCAGATGCGGGTGTGCAGGGGAGTATGTTTCAACTTCTTACATGGAGGATCCAAGAAGCGATGTTGATGATAAATTAGCAGGGTCAAGACTTAAGCGTGCTAAGAAGCTGGCTTTAAATACTACCTCTGAAGTTGATTATCAAGATACGTATATTAACGTCAGTTATGGAAAGGATAGGGTGATTACTATTTATTTAGATGAAGTCAAATAAAAGTTGCTCCTTCGGGAGCTTCTTCTTATCTTTAGTTATATTAATTAAACAAATAAAATAAAAGGTTATGGCAAATTTAAAGTATGAAACAATTGAAAGAATTGAAGGTTTAATAGATTTAGGAGATTTAGGTTTATTTAAAAACGCTTTAGAAAATATTACAAACGATTTAGAAATGGAAGGTTTTGAATTAAGTGATATAAGAAAATACCTACAAATGGAGTTGACTGAATTTTTAGGAGAATAAAGTTTCTCCTCTGAAAAGTAAATCGTATATTTAAGTAAGATAAAAAAAAAAGATATGAAAAAACAAAAAAATCAGCAAAAGGAACATCATTCCATAGAGTAACGATCAATACAACAGTTAATGAATTAACCAGAGTATTAGGTGAACCAACATATCAGACCAATGATGGTGAAGATAAAGTATATTTTGAATGGGTTTGTGAAACTATTGATGGTGATGTTGTGACAATCTATAATTGGGAAGAATATAGATCGATAAGTGAAAATGAAAGAATTGAATTTCATTTGGGTGGTCACAAACAAATTCATACATTAGATGGTAAGGATGAATTATTAAGATTTAATAAAGAGGGTAAAAAGGTTTATAAGTTTTATAAATATTCCGATGGATTTAGTTATGAATACACCTATGATTCCAATGGTAATATATTAACCTATAAAAATTCTAATGATATAACACGAGGTTTCGACATTCCTGAATAAACGATAAAGGAGTTGGTAATATAAAATATTAATACCATCTTTAGATATAAAGAAATAAAGGTTATGGATAAACGAGCATCAAAGCTATTAAAAGCAGACACTAATGCTATCTTTGAATATGTAAATCAATCTCTAGGTATTCAACTATCAGAAAAAGGCAAGAAGGTTATCCAGAGCGACATCACCAGGAGAATGCTCTATCATGATAATAATGTTGATCAAGTAAAGAAATACTTTAAAGATTATGATGGTGAGATGCGAAAGATATATTTAGCCTGGGATGGATATGATGGAGTGTCGTTAAAGTATTATTTAACTAGAAAATAAAGTTGCTCATATGAGAACTTACTCGTATATTTAGGTATATTAATTAAACAAACAAAGAAATAAAAATTATGAAAGCATTAACAAAACAAGAAATCGCAGAAAAGGCTCCAGCAGTATACACTACTCAGCCTCATCCGAAAGTATCAGACAAGTATTCATTCTTACCTACCTATCAGCTAATTGATGATATGGAGAAGCTAGGATGGTCTGTATCAGATGCAAAGATGGCTCTTACTAAGAGCAATGTCCAGAGAACGTACGGTAAGCATCTTATTACGTTCTTTAATCCTGATATTGTTATTAAGGATGAAAAAGGAGAAGTAGAAGCTTATCCTCAAGTAGTAGTATTAAACAATCATAGAGGATATGGTAAGCTAAGATTTGAGCTAGGAGTATTCAGACTAGTATGCTCGAATGGATTAATCGTTAAGGAGAAGGATATGGGATCGTTTGTATTACGCCACATGGGATACTCATTCGAAGAGTTAAGAGTATTAGTTAATACGGCAGTAGAAGCTCTTCCGAACGTAGTATCAAAGATCAATCAGTTCACAGAGCGTATCATGACTCAAGAGGAGCAGAATGCTTTTGCAACCAAGGCATTGCAGATTAGGTTTGGAGAGGAAAGAAAAGCTACAAGTATCGAGATAGAAGCTATCTTAAATGTATCTAGACCTGAAGATGAAGGTAACGATCTTTACAAAGTATTCAATAGAGTACAGGAAGGTATTATCAGAGGAGGATTTAATATCAATGCAACGACTAAGTCAGGAACTAAGAAGGTAAGAAAGATAAGCAATATGCTTAAAGACCTAGACATAAATGGCCAGCTGTGGGTTCTTGCAGAAGAGTTCGCAGAGCCTGCTCTAGTATAAAGATCGTTTGTTTAGTTAAAGGGTAGGAGGGTAATACCTCCTTCCTTATTATTTAAATTAAAGTTGCTCGTATGAGAACTTAATCGTATATTTAAGTAAGATAAAAAAATAAAGGTTATGAAAGCAAACAATAATATCATCACTAAGAATATTACCGATACTGTTCAGACAATAAAGTACGCCTGGAAGGTAAAATAAAGTTGCTCGTCTGGATACTAAATCGTATATTTAGTTATATTAATTAAACAAACAAAGAAATAAAGGTTATGGAAAATTTAGAAAACGTAAATCAGAATCAGTTAACATTATTTGAATTGTTAACTCCTTCGCAAGAAGCTCAAAAAGCAAAAGTAATTAATTACAGAGCAGAACAGGCTAAAAGGATACTTGATAGAGATGCTCGTACTGTGAACTTATTATTAGAGAACGGCTTTGTTGAAGGTGTTCATTTTAAATCTAATACTAAGATTGTAAAAAATGTTACCAAGATTAATGTAGGTTTTCATTATGGTGAAAAAATGATCGATATTGAAGTTGAGGATGCTCAAGGTTGTGTTTCTATTATATATGATAGATTAAACAATAATGTTATAGAGAAGAATAATGCATATATAATGAAGACCTCAGAAGGTAAGTTAGAGTGTTCTCCAATAACAGGTACTAATAGAGCATATAAGCCAAAATCATTACTTGAGAAATTATTATTAAAAAATAAACAAGCTGTTAGAGACTTTGAAGCTGCTAATAGGGATAGATCAGTAAAAGAATATACTATTGAAAAGTATAAAGCTTTATTCCCTGAAGCTGAGATTATTTTAGATATAGATTATACTAACTATTCTTTCGGTTATAATAAAATTAAATATGATCACTTTGATATACTGACTATTAAGTTCAAGAGCGGAAGTTACATTACATTAAGATTAGATTCGGAGATTGATAAAGAATATATCTATAAAAAATATAATGTTATAGAAGCAAAAGCATCAATTATTGATTTATTAAATGTTTATAACAACCAGTAATTATTTTAAAATAGTAGTTGCTCCTTCGGGGGCTTCTACTTATCTTTAAGTAAGATAAAAAAATAAAGGATATGGAAAATTCAAAACAACAATCGGTAATAAATCTAATCGAAAAAGTTCTATCAGAAAGCGATAGGATGTGGAATGAAAAAGGTAAATCAGATGCTTATATTATAGGCTATCTTGAAGGAGCACTTAAAATGGTTAAACGTGATTTAGAATCTAATCTAGAAGCAGAAAGCAGATGAGTATAGATTGCAAGAGGCAATCGATGAGAATAAAAGAGTTGCTCCTTCGGGAGTTTCTTCTTATATTCTATAGAGTATGCCTGGAACGCCTACTTCTACTAAAACACATAGAGACTCTAAGGAGTCTTTTTTTTTGTAAGAAATTCCGAGACCAGTCCGACACCCGACTGACGGCAGTGTGACACCGGTATTCCACCAACGTAGTATCAGCCCATAGGCGGTATGGTATCAGAAAGAAAGCCTTAATCGCTGCATGACTCGAATCAAAAATTCTCACCTTACCTCAATATATATTCATATATTAAGCATTCCCGTACGATATATCATTTAAAATAAAGTTGCTTTATTAATATATTAATCGTATATTTAAGTATTAAACAAATAAAGGTTATGAACTACTATAAGAAAAAACAAGAAGAAGCTATAAATCTTCGCAAGTTCACAAAGGAATTCACGTCCTCAGACGGAACTAAATCAATATGGAAATATAATTTAGATAAACAGCCTAACGGTCCTTACGAAGTTGAGCAGGTTTATTCTAAAGATTACCAGACTGTTGAGCAGAAAATTAAAAAAGAAAACAAAAAAGTATCGAAATACGATCAAAAGTTTGTCAATCCAGCTAACGGAAGACTAATTTCATATTATAGAGCTAAATCATTAGGTATAACTAAATAAATTTCAATCATGTTAATATACGCAGCAATATATTGGTCGATAATCCTTCTTATAGGAATTTTTTACTTCGTAAAATCACTTAACGGAATATATAAATATATAATAACGTTAGGTAGAAAATACATAATTACACGAATACTAATCACTCTTCCGTTAAGATTAGCGGTTAGCTTCATAGCATCTTTAGGATACGGCATATTGATATTTTTTCACGGCGTATTTTTTGCATGCATTCTTGTATTTATATATTCTATAATGGGTGGTCACTCGAAACTTATTATAGAATGGGTCGGACATATGTGTATAGTATTACTCTTTATTCCGGTATTAATAACAATCACCGGCACATTATTAGATGAAATACACGATTTCAAACAGACTAATTAAAGCAAAAACCAAGATTCCTAGATTTCCCGAGAAGTAACCTTTATTCAAGAAATCAAAATATATATTTATATCAGATGAAAAGAATAACCATACAGCAATCCCAGTTTTATATACCGTTACAAACAGAAAATATAAAACCTTGGACAAAGATATGTGCATTCACATTAACACCACAAGAAGATAACTGGGAGAAGGTGCATTATTATGGTGAATCTATACTGGATGAAAAAGGTAACATTCGACCTACTGAATGGATATATATTTTAGTAAATAAATTAATGCCTGGAATATTAAAGATAGGCAGAACTACTACATCTGTTAATCAAAGAGTCAAGGAAATTAATTCTGCAACTGGTGTGATCGAGAAATGGCATTGTGTTTATAAATACAAATGCGTTAATTCTCAATACCTTGAACAGGAAATTCATAGTTACCTCCAAGAAAGGAGCCTTAGAATTAATCCTCATAGGGAAGGATTCGAACTTGATGTACAGCAGGCTATAGATATTATCACTGATTTAGGTGAAAAATATCAAATCCCTTTCTCTCCTCAATAATATTTTATATGTAATATAAGATATCACCCTGCAATAGATACGTTGGCATTCATGGGGTTTTTAAGTCTCTGTAAGGGTTATGTTATATAATATACATATTATTTAATTTTATACAGCACTGATATTTATTATAGCTATATTTATAATATATCAATATATAACTATGAGTAGTCTAGTATATTCTGAGATGATTTTCTCGGAGCAATTTAATGAACTATCCTATGAAGAACAGATAATTTATGCTGGAGTTATTTACAGTATTGTTGTTGACAATTTTAAAAATATAGATTATGTTGATTTAATTAATAATATTGATGATATTATTATAGGATTGGATGAAATAGTAAATACTTTTATAGGATTAGAACTAGTTGATTATCTAGAAGATATACTTGAGATAAGAGAGAGTATAAAAAAAAGTATTAAAAAATTATAGGTATTAGTTGCCTTTCTGCTAAAAAAACATTAACTTATTGTTCAACACATTGCAAACATAGCAATTTTTAAAAACATAACAGTGATTACGGTATTCGCAATACAAGGATGTAGTAAGTGTAAGGAATTAATAAAGATATTAAATATTGAAAACATAGATTATAAAGTAATATATGACGATGAACATGAAAGTTTATTTGATAATATAGAAGAGATAGTAGAAAGTAGTACATATCCTATTATAGGGATTCAATTCTCTTATGATTTATCAGGAAGGATAGGTAATGATATATATATAGTTAATATAGATAGTGAATCTAATGAACCGTATGTACTAAAATATAATAATATAAATGAAGCAGTTAAACTAATAAAACAAAATATATGAAACACAAACAATTAATACTCACTAAGCTAGAAAAGATAGATGGTGAATTAACTAATCTTTCTTCCTTACTAAACTATACTAAAAGTATCAGGGAAGTTAAAGATAGGATATTCGAAATTAAAGAAAGAATATCTGATGCTAGGACTATTATTAATAATGAAAACGAGTCAATGAATTAATATACCTTTAAATTAAGATTATGAAATTAACAGCAGAACAAATCCAGGAGAATTATGAATTGTTTATAAAGAATATTAACGATTATATTTCTTCACCTAGAAAAGAACAGTTATTAGAGTACTATAAAACTATCGAAGATATACTTATATTAGCTCCAGCATCTCATAAAGAAGGGTATCATAATGCTTTCCCAGGAGGATATATAGATCATGTAAATAGAGTAGTTGAAGCTAGTCTATATTGCTGGGAGACTTGGAATCACTTTAGAGAGATAAGCTCATTTACTAAAGAAGAGCTAGTATTCTCGGCTATTAATCACGACCTCGGTAAATTAGGTGAAGGTAATATTCCGGGATACATACCTAATGAAAGTGAATGGCATGTAAAAAATCAAGGAGCGATATATAAAAACAATAATAAGCTACCATTTATGTTAATTCCTGATAGGTCTATCTTTAATTTAATTAAAGCAGGAATCAATATATCTGAGAATGAATTTCTAGCAATTAAACTACACGACGGATTATATGAAGATGCTAACAAGCCTTACCTAATATCATTCAGTCCAGAATCTAGACTAAGAACATCATTACCGCTTGTAATACATCAAGCTGACATGATTGCATCTAGAGTAGAGTGGGAGAATCATTGGATCCCTAAGTTAAATAATTCTCCAGACAGTGATATGCTTCAGAAAAAAAACACAGTTAAATCATATAATAATCAGAAAAATCCTTCAGCAGAGGCATATAAGCAACTAGCAGGTAAAAATAATTCATTAATGGATGCTTTTAATAATTTATAATATGGAATCAATAATAATAAACATATTAATATGGGTACTTACCATTATAGGATATGTAATATATAATTTATATAATAAAAATATAAAACTAGAGCGCATGGTTATAGAGCGTGAACAAACATTACAGTTACTAAGTAATATAATAAATGAATCCGATAAAATACTATTAGATCTAGACAGAATCGGCGCATTTAAAAGTGATGATGAAATAGGATATTTCTTTAATACAGTAAAAGCTATTCAGACCACACTTAATGAATTCGCTGTGAAAAATAAATCATGACAGAAAATATACAGGAAAATAAAATATTACTTACTCAAAAAGGTAAACTTAGAAAAAGAAAACCGAAACAATCGATTCAGTATTTTACACAGGAAACAGAAGATGCTATAATAGAGTATCTATTAACTAATAATGAATCAGAAAGAAATAAAATATTTAATGAAAGAATAAATTATGCATTTAATAAACTAGCTGAAAACATAATACATACATTTAAGTTCTATTATACAGAGGTAAATACTATAAATGAATTAAAACATGAGGTAGTATGTGTACTACTAGAAAAATTATCTAAATATAAACAAGGAAAGGGTAAGGCATATTCTTATTTTGGTACAATAGCTAAAAGATATCTTATAGTATATAATACTAATAACTATAAGAAAATGAAAGGCAAAGCTACTTTATTAGAAGTAGATGAAGATAAATATATTACTGAAGGACTTGTTCAAGAACATAATAATAATATTCATTCTGAAGAACCTCTATTAATTAATTATTATATTAAATATATTGATGATAATTTATTTAGATTATTTCCTAAAAATAAAGAAGCTAAAGTAGCAGACGCCATAATGGAATTATTTAGAAAAAGAGAAAATATCGATATACTATCTAAAAAAGCAATATACATATACATAAGAGAAATTACAGATTCCCCTACTCCTACCATCACTAAAGTAATAAAAACACTGAAAGATATATATATTAAGGTTAATAACCAATATCAAGATAAAGGATATATATCAAAAAATATATAATACGTAATATTTATTTAAAAAATAATATGGAATTTGATAATATAATATTCGGTAAAAAATCCTTCTCATCATTGCTTGAGGATATATATAATAATAGTAAGAACAAAGAAAAGCAAATCCGTGATATGATCATTCAATTAAAAGAAATGATAAGCGATCCAGGATCAGCAATATTAATGGTACCATTACTACAAGGATATATTGAAGCAGGAATTAAGAATGATGAAGCACTAATTAAAATGGCGGGAATAGTTCAAAAAGCTATGAGTGCCAATCCTGGTGCTGAAGGTACTGACTTCCTAACAGATAAAGATAAGGAGTTATTATTTGAAGAGATAAAGAAGTTTGAACCGGTAAAACAACTTAATTAATATAATGAGTTTTGAAAGTTCATTATATGGTTTAAATAATATTAAAGCTGAATATTCACCTTTAATAATTGCTAGAGTAAAACAAATTATTCTAGATAGGATTGATATAAACGATTCTTTATATAAAGATTTTGCTGAATTAGGGGAATGGGGAGCAGTAGGCTATATAACATTCAGTATATTATATTCAGATAGAAGCTCTAATAATGCAAACTACTCTAATTTAATAGCTAAACCTTTCTTTTCTAATCTAAAACAATATCCTTTAATAGGTGAGGTAGTTCAAATAATACCAGGTCCGTCGTATAAATTAAACGATTCAAAAAGCAGACAAGATTTTTATTACTATCCACCATTTAATACTTGGAACTCATCACATCATAATGCATTTCCTGATTTAAAGGAATATTCTAATTTTGTTATAGATAATAAAGTGACCTATAATAATGTCGGAGAAGGAAATAATCAAGGAAATAATAGCGGATATGAAGATTTTCCTTTAGGTAAAACATTTAAAGAAAGAAGTAATATTAAAGATTTATTACCTTTTGAAGGAGATATTATACTAGAAGGAAGATGGGGTCAATCTATTAGATTTGGAAGTACTGTTACTGGTAAAGGTATTGTTAATTCATGGAGCAAGAACGGAAGAGATGGAGATCCTATAACTATAATAAGAAATAATCAAGGGATTCAGTCTATACAGGAAGGATATATACCAACAGTAGAAAATATAAATATAGACGGGTCATCTATATACTTAACATATAATCAAGTAATCAATATTCAAGATATATCAAAATATCCACTCGATACATTTGGTGTTAAATTACAACTAACTCCTGATGAAGTAATACCTTTACAGACTAATCCATCAATATATAGCAGTACATCACCTTTCAATCAAGATATATCAGAACTAGAACAGGCTCAGAATTCATCAATAATAAATAAATCATAATGGCAATCAAAGAATATACGCCAGTATTTCCATATAAAGGCAATCAAGCAATTATATCATCTGGAAGAATATTGTTTCACGCTAAAGAAGATTCTGTATTAATATTTGGAAAAAAAGCAGTCGGTATATCAAGCATAGGTCCTGTTAATATTGATACATACCAAGGAGTAACTATAAGTTCTCCTAAGATAGAATTAGGACTAAAAGCTAAAGACGAAGGTGAAAATCTAATGCTAGGAATAACTACCAATCAAATGTTAGTAGAATTACTTGATGAATTAGAAAGAGTAGGATCCGCACTAACACAACTATCAACAACAGGATTACCAGCTGCAAGTATTGCTATATTATCTGCAGGGGAAGCGCTATTAAGTAAGTCACAGATCCTGAAAAGTAATTTAATAGATTTATCTAATCTTTCTAAAACATCATATACTATATAATGTCAACAAACCCTGTTAGAAATATTAGCTCACTAGAATCGAAATCTCTTACAAAGAAAGTTCAATCAATTCCTTTTACGCCATTTCTTTTCAGAAGTATAAAAGCAACAGGATCAGAAGCAGGTATAATAAATCTAGCTAAAGATATTAGTAAGATTCAATCTAAAATAAATTTAATATATTACGGCGATAAAACCAATCCTAACAAAGGAATAAAATTTCCTTTTAAGAAAGAGAAAATAGACGGAATATTACCATTATTAAACGAAATTAATAAAATAGATTTTTGCAACCTAGTATCATATGTACTAAATAACTTACAACTAGATAATAATAAAGGCCCTTTAAATATAGTAGGAACAGTTAAAGTTAAAGCTAAAGAACTAATACCAATTATAGATGAAATAATACTAGGATCAGTAAATTACAATAGTAATGCATTAACAATTAATGATATTGTTATTATAACACAGGATATTGCACTTTCTAATAATATTGACACTAAAGGAAATGTAGTTACATTTAACGTTAATGATAAAATAACAATAGAGGATAATAACATATTAAATACTTTAAGAAAGAATCCTACATCATATGTAAAAACAAATAATAAAATTAAACAAGTTTTAATTAAAGTTAGAAATCAAGTGCAAGAATTATCTAGCTTAACAGAAGATCCTGATGTTATTTCATTAGTATCCCAATTAACTCAAAGTAATAATTTTATAAAGGATTTTAATAGAAAACTAGATAAAAATATTTCTGCAGAATCTATACCTAATAGTGAAGTCAGAATTATTCTTAATCAAATTAAACAACTAAGAACGATATTATCATTGATATCAGGAATAAACAGCTACAGAGATTCACTAGGATTAGTTCAAACCGTAACAAATCTTAATATCGGAGAACAAGAACAAAGAATTCAAAAATATTTAAGTATTGATAAATTATTACCCACAATCAGGACACTACTAAATAGTGTTAATACGATTAATCAAATGGGTTTAAAGATTCTTAAATTTGTAAAACTTATATTAATATACATAAAAATACAGACAGTAATATTAAAAGTATTAAAAAAAGTAGTAAAAATCTTTAATAAATTACCGCTACCCTTAGCCTTCCTAATGTTCGGCATAACCTCCACTATTGAAGGAGGTAAAGACGCTATCTTAAAACAAATAGATGAAAGATTAAAAAGACTATCACAGTTAAATACAACAGTCGAATTAATATACCTGACAGTACAAAACATAACAGTTAAGATACAGTATATTAATAAACAGTTACAAATTCTCCAAAACAACATACAATTATGTAATCAAACAGATAACTCACCAATAATTAATGAATTAGATAATACCAGAAAAAGATTAATTAATACTTTAGAAGATCTAGATAAATTTAGTTCAAAATATACTCAAGCAGGTCAATTAAATGAAAATATATTTGGAGGGTTTATATTACGTATACAAGAAGAAGTGTTAGTAGATGAAGGAATAAAATATAAAAGAAGAAGAGGAATTGCAATAGATTCTAACGGAATATTAGTAGAACAGACAGATCTTACCTTTGCTACAGATATCTCTATAATAATTGAAGAGTTAAAATTAAAATTACAGAATAAAGGCCTGATTCAAGGAATAGGAGATACAGGGTCACAATATCCTGATCTAGATATTTTAGTTAATGAAATATTAACAGACTCAGACATCCCTGATTTAGATCAAGATAATTTATCTGATGAAGAATCAACATCAGAATACATTGCTATTCAATCTGAATTAAACACCGTAATTAATGGAATCAAAGGCGCATCCAAGCTTAAGAAGAGAGTTAAAAAAAATATAGAAGGAACTATATCAGATACAAAACTAAATATACAAAATCAAAACAACATACCATCCGCAAACGGATCAATTAATAGTATCCTATCAAATACTACACAAATAATCAATACAGGCGTTGAATCAGCAACTGCTAATGCAAATATATTATCTGATGAAGAAAGGATTAAGCTTGAACAGGATCTGGTAAAGTTAAAGCAATTAATATTAACCGCAGGTCCTTTATCAATAGATAATATTAATATTAAAATTAAGGTAATTCAAGATAAATTAGAAAAGGATAAAATAGCTAGGGGAAATATATAGTAATATAATATTAACAAAATTTCATAATTAAAATATTTATAATATATGAGTAAATTAGATGTTCTAAGAAAAATAATTAGAGAAGAAGTTCGAGGAGTTATAAGAGAGGAGTTATCACACCTGTTAAAAGAAACGGTAAGTAAAACTCCTGTACTTAAAAATAAGACTAGACCTATATCACTAAAAGAGCAATTATCTACAGGTATTAGTTCAAAAATAAATAAATCATCAGATCCTATAATGGATTTATTGAATGAAACCAAAATGAACATGACTGGTGAAGATTATAGAACTATTATAAATGCAGAGGCAAACATGGCACAAGGATTTGGACAATATTCTATGAATACTAATACCCCTGTAGTAGAAAGCGTGGATCAAATGCTTGCAAACTCAAGGCCTGCATTAGATGTATCACACGTACAAATTGACTCAGTTCCAGACTTTAGTGCATTAATGAAAACAATGAAAAATAAAGGACAAATATAATGGCATATCAGGTAAGAAATATCAATCCATTAGACCTAAAAAAGAGTACTGGAATTGGTGTATCTATACCTTTTAGTTCTAAATCTGTATTTACAACAGTATATACTACTCAAGAACAGTTAAAATATAATATTATCAATTATTTATTAACAGGAAGGAGAGAGAGGGTGTTTAATCCTAATTTCGGAGCAGGTTTAAGAGATTTATTATTTGAAAACATTACATCGGAAAATATACAAAATATAGAATTAAGCATTAAGAGTGGGTTAGAGATAAATTTTTCAAGCATTACAATTATAGAACTCTTTATTAAACCAGAACCTGATAATAACACTATCGTGGTTAAATTTAGTTATATTATTAATAATACAGGAATAGAAGATGAAATTAATATAAACTTCCAAAATGGATAATAATAAAGATATAAAATATATTAATAAGGATTATACTGATTTTAGATCAACCTTAATAGAGTATGCTAAGTCTTATTTCCCTACAGCATATAACGACTTTTCGTCTGCATCACCAGGTACGATGTTTATTGAAATGGCTGCATACGTAGGGGATGTATTATCTTTTTATGTAGACAATCAATTACAGGAGACATTTTTACAATATGCAAAACAAAAAGAGAATCTATACTCTCTTGCATATATGTTAGGGTATAAACCTAAAGTAACATCAGCTGCATCAGTCGATTTAGATGTATATCAAATTATTCCTTCTAAAGGTTCTAGCGGTAATAAAACCCCTGATTATAACTATGCATTAATTATAAATGAGAGTATGCAAGTAAACTCATCTATAATTAGAAACACTCCATTTATAGTACCAGAAAAGATTAACTTTGCTGTATCAAGCTCGGCAAATCCAACGGATATATCTGTATATTCATTCGATGGAATAGGAGACCCGCTATTCTATTTACTTAAAAAAACTACAAAAGGTCTTTCCGGAGAGGTTAAAACAAAATCATTTACTTACGGATCTGCTCAAAAATTCAATACTTCTTTAATAGAGGATACAGATATTATAGAAATAATTGATACAATAGATAGTGACGGGAATACATGGTATGAAGTACCTTACCTAGCTCAGGATACAATACTAGATGATACATTAAATATTAATTATAAAGATCCAAACTACAGCTCAGAAAACGGAAACGTACCTTATATATTAAAACTTAAAAAAATACCTAGGAGATTTGTAACTAGAGTTAAGTCAAATAATTCCCTTGAATTACAGTTTGGATCTGGTATGAATCAAAATGCAGATGAATTAGTATTACCTAATAACGGCAACGTAGGATTAGGTATATTAGATAGCTTATCAAAAATAAACACTGCATTTGACCCTACCAATTTCACTACCACAGAAACGTACGGACTATCTCCATCCAATACAACACTAACAGTCAGGTACCTAGTGGGCGGAGGAGCACAGGCTAATATTCCTAGTAATCAACTTAATACCGTATCTAGCTTTACATCGGGATTTTTCGGAGGTAATGTTGATCCGACTATAGGTAATCAAGTACTACAGTCTGTTCAAGTAAATAACCCTTCTCAAGCAATAGGTGGCGGTGACGGAGACTCAATAGAGCAAATTAGATTAAACGCATTAAGTCAATTCCCGACTCAAATGAGAGGAGTAACTCAGCAAGATTATTTATCACTATCATTAAGTATGCCTGGTAAATTCGGTCAAGTATCTAAAGCATTTATTACTAATGATTTAATAACATTTAATAATGAATTTATTGATAATCCGGAATTAAAAGATCCATTATCGACCAGTTTATATATATTAGGATATAATCAAAACAGACAATTAATATCACCTCCGGATTCTTTAAAACAAAACTTAAAGACATACCTATCTCAATATAAAATGCTAACAGATAGTATTAATATAAAAAACGGATATATTATTAATATAAGTGTAGATTTTGATATAATACTAAGACCAAACTACTCAGGTAGAGACGTTTTATTAAAGTGTCTAGAAATATTAAAGGATTACTTTAACATAGATAGATGGGAAATAAATCAACCAATAATATTATCAGAGATATACACTGCATTAGATAACGTTTCAGGAGTACAAACTGTAAGCAACGTAATTATTAAAAATATATACGGAGAAGAAATAGGATATTCAAAATATTCTTACGATATTAATTCAGCTACGCTTAATAATGTAATATATCCTTCATTAGATCCTAGTATCTTTGAAGTAAAAAATCCCGATACAGATATTCAAGGTAGAATAGTAACCTTTTAATTAAATAATAATGGCAGTATACAAAATATTTCCTAATAAAGATTCTACAATATATTCTAGATACCCTATAACAAACGCGGGTAGAGATGAAATATTAGAAGTTGCTGTAAAAAATAACACCAGTATTACAGGCATATCTGATAATATAGGGTCAACTAATCTAGATGATATAAGGAGGTCGCTTATTTCATTTGCGCAGGATGATTTAAATATAATAAAATCATTTAATAGTCAATCATTTCAAGCTAATATAAGATTATTTTTAGCTAACGCAGAGAATCTATCTCAAAACTATAGTATTGAATGTTACCCCGTATCTCAAGACTGGGTAATGGGAACAGGTAAATTTCTAGATAACCCTATAACAGATAATGGAGTATGCTGGACAAACACAGGTCCAGGGGATGCATCA